CAGGAACAAGAGGAACTAGCGGAACAAATGGTACAAATGGTACCAACGGAACTAGCGGTACAAATGGTACTTCGGGAACAAATGGAACAAACGGAACTTCAGGTACAAATGGTACTAACGGAACTTCAGGTACAAATGGAACATCTGGGACAAACGGTACAAATGGTACTAACGGAACATCAGGAACAAATGGTACAAATGGAACTTCAGGAACGAATGGTACAAACGGAACTAGCGGGACTAATGGAACTTCAGGAACGAATGGTACAAACGGAACTAATGGAACAAATGGAACGAATGGAACCTCAGGTACTAACGGAACGAACGGAACATCAGGAACTAATGGAACCAATGGTACAAATGGAACAAATGGCTCAAGTGGTACAAACGGAACTTCAGGTACTAACGGAACATCGGGTACAAACGGAACTAACGGCACTTCAGGTACTAATGGAACTAGCGGTACTAACGGAACAAATGGAACTTCAGGAACAAATGGTACTAACGGAACGAATGGTACGAGCGGGACCAATGGTACATCAGGGACAAACGGAACGAATGGAACTAATGGCACTAGCGGTACAAATGGAACAAATGGTACTAACGGGACAAATGGTTCAAGTGGAACTAATGGAACTTCGGGCACTAACGGAACAAACGGTACTAGCGGAACGAATGGTACTAGCGGAACGAATGGAACAAATGGAACGTCAGGAACTAATGGTACGAACGGAACAAATGGTACATCAGGTACTAATGGAACTAGCGGAACGAATGGTACAAATGGAACTAGCGGTACCAACGGGACTAATGGTACAAACGGAACTTCAGGTACCAACGGAACTAATGGTACTAGCGGAACTAATGGTACTAACGGAACATCGGGAACGAATGGGACAAATGGAACTTCAGGTACAAACGGAACATCAGGGACTAATGGAACAAATGGAACTAGCGGTACGAATGGAACCAATGGTACAAATGGTACTTCAGGAACTAATGGTACTAATGGAACGAACGGAACCAATGGTACGTCAGGGACAAATGGAACTTCAGGCACAAACGGGACTAACGGATCATCAGGGACCAATGGAACGAATGGTACAAGCGGTACTAACGGAACTAGTGGGACAAACGGAACAAATGGTTCAAGTGGTACCAACGGTACTAATGGTACTAGCGGTACGAATGGAACTAGCGGTACAAACGGAACATCGGGAACGAATGGTACTAACGGTACAAATGGTACTTCAGGGACAAACGGAACAAATGGTACTAGTGGAACTAATGGAACCAACGGTACTAGCGGAACAAACGGAACTAGCGGAACAAACGGAACCTCAGGAACAAATGGAACAAATGGTACTAGCGGAACTAATGGAACGTCAGGAACTAACGGAACAAATGGTTCAAGTGGAACCAACGGTACGAATGGTACTTCAGGTACAAATGGAACTAGCGGCACAAATGGAACTAACGGAACTAGCGGTACTAATGGTACTTCAGGAACAAATGGCACAAACGGAACTAATGGAACAAATGGTTCAAGTGGTACCAACGGTACAAATGGAACATCCGGAACTAATGGTACTTCAGGGACAAACGGAACAAACGGTACGAATGGTACTAACGGAACAAGTGGAACTAACGGAACAAGTGGGACGAATGGTACTAATGGAACATCAGGAACCAACGGAACTTCTGGAACTAATGGAACAAATGGTACTAGTGGAACTAACGGTACTAATGGTTCAAGTGGAACGAATGGTACTAATGGAACTTCAGGTACTAACGGTACTAATGGAACATCAGGAACAAACGGAACTTCGGGAACCAATGGAACAAACGGTACATCAGGTACTAACGGAACAAGTGGGACGAATGGTACTAATGGAACTAGCGGAACGAATGGAACATCAGGTACGAATGGTACAAACGGAACTTCGGGTACAAACGGAACATCGGGTACGAATGGAACGTCAGGAACGAACGGAACCAATGGCACATCGGGAACTAATGGTACTAATGGTACATCAGGGACGAATGGAACAAATGGTACTAACGGAACTAGCGGAACAAACGGAACTAGCGGAACGAATGGTACGAACGGATCTTCAGGCACTAATGGTACATCGGGGACAAATGGAACCAACGGTACAAATGGAACTAATGGAACCAACGGGACTTCAGGCACAAATGGGACTAGCGGAACGAATGGAACTAACGGAACGTCAGGTACAAATGGAACAAACGGAACTAATGGTACTAACGGTACAAGTGGTACAAATGGAACCTCAGGTACAAATGGAACAAACGGAACTAATGGTACTAACGGTACAAGTGGTACAAATGGGACTTCAGGTACAAACGGTACGAATGGTACTAACGGAACATCAGGTACAAACGGTACTAATGGTACTAGCGGTACGAATGGAACTAACGGCACATCAGGGACTAACGGAACTTCAGGTACGAATGGAACAAATGGTACGAGCGGGACCAATGGAACTAACGGAACTTCAGGTACGAATGGAACATCAGGAACTAACGGAACTAGCGGAACGAATGGTACAAATGGAACTAGCGGAACAAATGGAACATCAGGTACAAATGGTACCTCAGGAACAAGAGGAACTAGCGGAACAAATGGTACAAACGGAACCAATGGTACGAGCGGAACAAATGGAACTAATGGAACATCAGGAACTAACGGAACATCCGGTACGAATGGAACAAATGGTTCAAGCGGAACTAACGGAACTAACGGATCATCAGGTACAAACGGAACTTCGGGAACCAATGGTACAAACGGTACATCAGGAACTAATGGAACTTCAGGTACAAATGGAACTAACGGTACTAATGGTACGTCAGGTACAAATGGAACCAATGGTACATCAGGTACTAACGGAACTTCAGGTACTAATGGAACTAATGGTACTAATGGAACAAACGGTACTTCAGGAACAAATGGAACGAATGGTACTAACGGAACTAGTGGAACAAATGGTACTAACGGAACAAACGGTACGAATGGGACTTCAGGAACTAACGGCACAAGCGGGACAAATGGTACTAACGGTACAAGCGGGACAAATGGAACGTCAGGAACTAATGGTACGAACGGAACAAATGGTACATCAGGTACTAATGGAACTAGCGGAACGAATGGTACAAATGGATCTTCAGGAACAAATGGAACAAATGGATCTTCAGGAACAAATGGAACAAATGGATCTTCAGGAACAAATGGAACAAATGGAACAAATGGATCTTCAGGAACAAATGGAACAAATGGATCTTCAGGTACGAACGGCACATCAGGAACTAATGGTACAAATGGTACTTCAGGAACAAATGGTACTTCAGGAACAAATGGTACGAGCGGGACCAATGGAACAAATGGAACCAATGGAACCAATGGAACATCAGGTACTAATGGCACTTCAGGTACCAACGGTACAAATGGTACCAACGGAACTAGCGGCACAAATGGTACTAATGGATCATCAGGTACTAACGGAACTTCAGGGACAAATGGCACTAACGGAACATCAGGAACCAACGGTACAAATGGAACTTCAGGTACAAATGGCACTAATGGTACTAGCGGAACAAACGGTACAAATGGATCATCAGGTACGAATGGAACTTCAGGTGTTAGTGGAGCGTCAGGTACTTCAGGTACTAATGGTACAAATGGATCATCAGGAACTAACGGAACATCGGATACTAATGGAACAGGATTTAATTCAATATCACCAACAACAGATAATAATGTGTTAACTGCTAATGGAACCGCAAATTCAGCGAACTCAGAACCAAACTTAACATTCAATGCTTCAACAAACTTATTAACAGTAACGGGTAATGAAACTGTTAGTGGTATTTTAACTAGTCAATCTTCGGGATCATTAGTTGCAAATGGTAAATGGTCTTTAATGGGTAACCCTACAACTTTGTTAACCTCAAATAGTTATTATGGTGAAGTCGTAACATTTGGGGGGGCAGGTGCAACCACCCAATTTTATATGTATTATTGGTCTAGTGGAAGTACGTGGGAACTTACTGACGCCAACGCGGCGGCAACATCAAGGGGGTTAATATCAATGGCAATAGATACTAGTTTCAGTGGAGGGATGATGTTAAGAGGATATGTATATAATTCAACATGGAACTGGACACCAGGAGCAACATTATATTTAAGTGCCTCTGGCGCTGCCGGGGTTATAACATCAACACAACCTTCAGGTAGTGCGGATATTGTAAGAGTTGTTGGATATGCCATTAGTGCCGATTTAATTTACTTTAATCCTTCGCAAGATTGGATTGAGTTAGCATAATACTTATAGTAATGGCAATAATAACTAAATTAAATGACGTTTTATGTGTTAACATTTCAAAAATTGATAATGTTTTAAAAAGTAATGCGAAATTTTTTGATGATAATACTTTTTGCCCAACACCAACACCTACACCAACAACTCCAGTTGGGACACCAACACCAACACCTACAAGAACATTAACTCCAACACCAACATTAACAAGAACATTAACTCCAACACCAACAAATACACCTACATTAACTCAGACATTAACTCCAACACCAACAAATACACCTACATTAACTCAGACATTAACTCCAACTCCAACAAATACACCAACATTAACTCAGACATTAACTCCAACTCCAACAAATACACCAACATTAACAAGAACATTAACTCCAACTCCAACAAATACACCTACATTAACAAGAACATTAACACCAACGCCAACAAATACTCCTACATTAACAAGAACATTAACTCCAACACCAACAAATACTCCTACATTATCACAAACATTAACTCCAACTCCAACAAATACGCCAACACCAACACAAAGATTAAGTTCAACGCCAACACCAACACCAACTCCAACTCTAACACCAACTACACCATGTGGTAAAGATTGTTGTTATATAGAACTTTGTTATAGTACAATTGACTGTACGGACGCTTGTCAATGTAATCAAACTGTTAATGTATACCTATCTATTTGTAAATATACCGCATGTAGATTATCAAACGCATTTGGAATATTTGTAGATGACTCATGTACAACACCTGCGGCAGATGGTTACTATTCTAATACTGTTGATTGTTATTATTGGGATGGGTCTTCCTCTTTAACATATCAAGGTCCTTGTTAATAAAAAACCCCCACTTTAAAGGTGAGGGTTAAGATTTATTTTCTGTTATCTATATAGAGGATTACTTCACTGTAGTACTCAATAAAATGGTCATTCCACAGATCCCATTTAATATTAACTCCATCCACAGAGAAAACTTGTATGTTATCAAACTGAGTTAAGATATTATCTCTAAAGTTTCTAAATTCTACTTTATGTTCTGGTGTTCTTAAATGCCATTCACCAACAATTTTTTTAACATTTTTTTTAATGAAATCTAAATTTTCGGGTTTAAACATTTCGTATTCACCACCCTCACAATCTGTTTTAACAAAATCAATTCTATTTAATCCGTAAAGTTTAATAAACTTATCAAATGTAATAGACTCCATATGTGTTTCACCTCCAAATAATTGGTCGTGTTCAATCACACCATTAAAATTTGAAAGTCCTTTATTAATGTGAGTTACAGGATGACCCAATGTATTTCTAATTAATGTTGTGAATTCACTTTCACTTGGTTCAATACAAAATACGTGTTTTGGTTTTTTATGTAGGATTGAATATGTAAAAGGACCAACACTTGATCCAATATCTAAAACGATATCCCCTTCTTCTACTTCAAAGAATTGTTCGTATAATCTCTGTTCAAATATTTCATTATACATTGCGTGTTTGTGATAATTACCATTATCGTCACCATTATTCATCCATCCCCAATCAAACTTAGGTAATGGATTACTATTGAGTAATTTATTGATTTCACCAATAACGACTTCCGAAGTAATTTCTTTTGTACATTCAAACATCCGATCCGTATTCTTATGTAGTGGACACCAATTCCAATCACCGGCATCTAATCTATCTGAGTTAAAACATCCGTGACAAACACTTTCATTAATAACTCTATATGTATCTAATGTTGTTTCCGCCCATTTTTCACTAAATCCTGAAATCAAAACGACAGGTAATTTACAAGCCCAAGCCAACCAAGATAATCCTGATCCGAGACCAATAAAGAACTCACATTCGGATAGGTCGTCAATTACTTCTTGTAAGTTACCTCCTTTAAAAATGGTTACACCTTTAGGGTAATGGTTATTCATGTATCCGTCACCTTCTTTAGAGTAGATCATACATTCATAACCTAAAGTATTAAGGTGGTCAACAACTGCTTGCCATCCGTCAGGGTTGTTCCAATATTTTGATTGTGCGGTTGAGTGAAACCCAATACCAACTTTTTTCTTTTTAGGTGTGTTAGGTAATTTTAATAGTGGTCTAACTTCTTCATAATCTAAACCTAAGATATCCGTTGCCGTTTTTTGTAATGGCATTTTCTTAAAATCAAATGGGTGTTTGTTATTATCGTAAACCCCTTCACTTGTATAATGCCAACCTAACCTATATTGTGCGTGTATATTAGTTACCAATTCACCAGGTTCAACAAACTCAATATCAGGGTATTGATCTTTAAATAAACTATTAAGGAAGGTTGATACTATAAGTTGGCAACCATGTTTTTTTCTAAATACCTCACAATAAGGAACCCAAGCCATTGTGTCACCTAATGATTTTGATCCAAAAGAAATATATACTCTCTTATCTTTTAGATCTAATGTCTCATCATAAATTACTTCACCATTTTCTTCTACGGTTGTTCTCCATTTAATAAAGTATTCTTTATTTAATTTAACCCAACTATTGATTGGTAATTCATTTTGATATGATATTTCATTTTTATCATCATAATATTTAATATTCAATTTGTTTTCTGTTGTCCCTTGTACTTCAAAATAAGGTTGGGTAACATAATGTCTAACAAAAGTATAATCTTTGGTTAATGGTTTGTTTTGGGTAATGTTAAGATTTGTAACTGCGTTATAAAAATTCAATAAATCTTCACCAAATGTATTATCGGGTAATATTTTATAAACATCTTTATTTTCAATAAGTTCAACCAATTGTTTTGATATGGTTTTAACATCACCTTCTATTGGTGTTATATATCCATTAAACATACCCATGTATTGTGGTAAATCTCTTGTAAGGATTTTCATTCCATAATTGATAGATTCTCTAACAACCAACGGATTACATTCCCAAGTTGAGTTAAACATTAATACATCACAAGCCATCATGAATTTTTCAACGTCATTACGCTCACCCCATACTTTTACGTTTGATGGTAAATTATTCATTATTGGACCCCAATAGTCTTCAAAGTTTGGAGCTTGGTTCCCAATAAAATGAAATTGGATGTCAGGGTTTGATTCAATTAATTCTCTTGCAACCTCAACCCCTTCACCTTGATTTTTACCACTTGTCCATAACCCAACATTAAGTACGTGAGTTTTAAACATATCCAAACCAAGTTCTTCTCTTACTACAGTTTTTTTAATTAATGGGACTTGATTAAAATCACCATATATTTCATACTCCTCTAAAATTTTAGTTACCTTATTCTCAATTGGGTATAACGATAAAAACTTCATTGGTGTTTCATTTAAAAACGTTTCCTTTAAATGATAAGGGGTGACAAAACAATATGATTCAGGATTGAACTTTTTATGTGTTTGCGGGTTAAACCAAACATTATGACAAGTCTCAACCATTTTCCAAGTCCTATCATTTGAATAAAGTTGATTTAACAATGGTAGTGGGATTTTATTAAAACTTTCAAATCCTTCTAACATTTCTTCCGAATGAACAATATCAATATTATTGTTTTTAATAATATCAATTAACTCATATTTTCTTTTTGTGTCAGTTGTATCACCTAAACTAAAAAAATGACCTTCACCCAATAGATCAATTATTTTATCTCTTTGAACAACATATGTATTACTAAACTGAGAAAACTCAACCAAAAATATTTCAATTTGGTCTTTGAATTTTTGAAGTTCTTGAATTCTTTTTAATACGAATTGAGGCATTCCACCTGTTGATAGGTGCGGTGTAAGGTACAATAATTTAATTTTTTTATTCATTTCTTTGTTGTGATTTTTTTTTATTATTTCTTTAGATTTTAATAAATTATATTTTCTTTTTTCATCATCTTCACCCGAAAATATTCCTTTATTATGTATTCGGTATATACCTCCAGGAAAATTTAAATACTTTATTTTTCCATAACAAGATATACGGTAGTTAATCCCCCAATCAAGATATGGTAATTCATACATCCACGGTTCAAATAAATTTTCTATTTTTTTAAAAACTTTACCAAAACCAACATAATTTTTTTCTAAAAGATTATCAGTAGTGACACAATCTTTAATATCTAATGAAATTCCCCTCCACTCATCTATTTTAGGTGGTTCTATATGATTTTTATGTTTTAACCATTTTTCTCTATGTCCACAAAACACCATGGTAGTATCAATATTATTATCTAAATAATCAACACTTTTTTGTAGAAGATCCATATTATCCCAATAGTCATCACCATCCAATATCGCAATATATTCACCCTTAGCTTTTGAGTATAAAAATTCAAAATTTTTGGTGGGACCTAAATTTTTATCAGGTTCAAAAAATTTAATCTTTTTATTTAGTTCGGCAATTCTCCTTATATGTTGCATGCTTTTATCTGAGGAAAAATCATCTCTAACTAAAATCTCATAATCAAAATTTGTTTTTTGACCTAACGCAGAGATTAAAGCCTGTTCTATATATTCCTCAAACATATATGAAACTATAATAACACTAACTTTCATTTAATAATTTTATTTCTATAACATTGTGTATGATATTTTTTATTTTTTCTGTTATATCCGATGATATTCCATCATAAGATATTACCACATTTTTTATATTGTATGGTTTAAACCCTAAATTAACAATATCCCTATTGGATATATCATAAGAGGTCTCAACACCATCTACGTTAATTAAAACATTTATTTTTTCTTTGTTATTGTAAAAATATAAACAAACCTCATCATTGTGTACGACATCTTTAACTATAAAAAAAACTAAACCATTAATGTCGGAGTAGTCAAATAAATTATCGTCTTTATGGAATAATATTAAATCCTCAATTTTTTCTAATTCAATTTTATAATCCATATTACTCGTAATTAAAGTATCGTAAAGCCAGTTCTCAACTATACAATTAAATTTAAGGTAACTATCAAAAGTGATCAGATTTGAAAATTTCAATAGGTTTTCTCTATCTAACGCAATTAAATGTAAACTAACTTTGTGTTCGTGAAATGGATAAAAGTTACATTTTTTATCTGATAAAAAAGTAGAAACCACCGTATTATCAATTTCCGTATCATATATAATATGATAATATCTGTCATAGTCATAAGTTAAAGCATATTCAGATAATTTTTTGGTTTGGTAAAGTGCCGCCCACCCATAATCAATTAAGGCTCTTTTAATTACAATTTCTTTACCTTTATCCGTATTTTTTACCCATGACATAACAGATTTTTGGGGCCAATAAAGTAATGGATTTTCTTTTGTTTGTACATAAAAATCACACATATTTATCACATCGGAAGGTAAAGGTAAAGGACTATTTACCATTACATCTAAATTGTGACTTTTAATGGTTTTGATGGTATTTATCAGAATGTCAATTTTTTCTTTGGTATCACAATAAGAACTTATTAAAACTATCCTCTTATCTTGTAAATTATTTATATTTTCCATACCATTAAAAATAGGGGTTTAATTATTAAAATTAAAGTATTTATAACATAAAGAATAGATGCCAATACCAAATGTTATAAAATACTCTACAACTCCTGACTCAAAATCTTTAAAGGTTGGTAATTTTTCTTTGGGTGTGTCTGATAGTGCTTACGGGGATACTAATTCAACAGGATATTGGAATGGATATGACATTCAATCCAATAAACTAGTTATTTATCAAAATAAAGCATTAAATGGTCCATCAATTAGAGTTTTTGATATAGCATCTTTTGATTTCCTTGATTGGGTAAATAATACATTCAATCAAAATTTCACAATTGGTGAAATTGAATTAACATATGTTTATATCAATAGTTTAGGATCCACAATACTTGTTGATAAAAGTTATCCTGTAATATCTACAAGTGGTTTGACATTACATTTAGATGCTGGATTTATGCCATCATATCCACAATCAGGATCAACATGGACCGATTTAAGTTTTAGTGGTAATAATTCTACTTTGTTTAATAGTCCAGTTTGGGCTTCAACTTTTGGTGGTGGTTTTATTTTTGATGGAACTAATGATTATGGTACTGCCGGTTCAGGTTTAGCCATTACCGGTAACCTTACGGTAGCCGCTTGGGTTAGACCAACTACATCATTTGCAAATCAAGGTAATATTATGGCTAAAAGTGGTAATCAAGGATATAGAATGAGATTCCAAACTGATGGTACTTTTTGGATGTCTGCCAATGGAAATACAATCACATCACCATCTGCATATACAGTAAATAATTGGTTTTATACTGTGGGGGTATTTTCTTCTTCAGGTTTACGAATGTATATAAATGGTAGTTTAGTACAATCAAATGGTACCGCATTTTCACCGTCCTACGATGCAGGTAATTTTTTTATTGCGGGACTTACGTCAACTCAAGAACTTTTTCGTGGTAGAATCGCGACTCTGAGTGTATACAATAGGTCTTTAGATGCGACTGAAATATTGAATAACTATAATAATCAAAAATCAAGATTCGGATTATAACTATTTATATATATGGAAACACAATTACAAGAATACAAAAACAGAAAATTTATAATCTTTAATGTCTCAGAATTGAATCAGATTGATTTCACTCAGGTATTAGAAACATCAATTGATACTGTTAGAAAATCTGTTGATCAAACAAAAACATTTGTTAAATGGGATGGGGTAACTCCAGAGTGTGTAAATAATTTAACAACAAAAGAAGGACCTTACACTTATGATGAGATTATTCCAATTTTATTGACAACAGAATGGACGGATCAAAGTGAAATATAATTTATCTTTATTTTAATATTTCATATTTTATATTTAACATATGAAAAAAGTATGTTTAGATGTATTAGGATGTAGAGCGTTAGGTGATACTTTAGCAGTAACACCAACTTTAAGAAAACTTTATAATTCTTACGGTAAAAAAATATCTGTTGCGACTCATCACCCTTATCTATTTTTAGATAACCCATATGTTGATAACATCTATACCGATGTAACCGATGAAATAAAAGAAACTCACGAAGTATTCGTATCGTTTAATATTGGTTATCATCCAAATGGTATTTGTTATAAACATAACGCAATGGACATTAGACAATTCCATGCGATTAATCTTGGTTTTATGTTATCCAAAGATGAGATGGAAATGGATTACATTCCAAAACCAATTGACACAATAGAAGGTTTACCTGAAAAATATGTTTTAATTCATCCCGTGCAAAATTGGGACTCAAGAACTTGGGATGCAAAGAAATGGCAAATGTTAACCAAACTATTAAACGAAAGAGGTATTGCCGTTGTGTCTATTGGTAAAGATTCGTCTGAACTTGGTGGATCTAATGTGGATAAACCTGTATTCAATTTCAAAATTGATTTAGGATTAAACTTAATGAATAATACAGATATGGGTCAGGCTTGGTACCTCATCCAAAATAGTATGTGTTTTATTACAATGGATTCAGGACTATTACATTTGGCGGGAACAACCGACGCAGAGATAATTCAATTAGGTAGTTCAATTAATCCTGAGTTTAGATCACCATATAGAAAAGGTTCACAAGAATATAAATATCATTACGTGGTTGGTGGTTGTGGTTTGAATTGCGCTTCCGACATGAGGTATGGTGTTAGAGAATGGCAATCAATACAAGGTATACCATCACTAGTTAATTGTTTGGAAAGAAAAGAAACCTTTGAGTGTCACCCAACAATTTTTGCGGTTTATAATAAAGTGTTAGAAATAGTTTAGTTAATGATATTTATTGTTAAACAACAATAATGGCAACAACAAGACCTTTTTCGTATAATACAGGATCACCAATCTCAGGAACAATTCAGGTTGGTAATTTAGCCGTTGGTTACCCAACAACAGGATTTACAGGGATGGAATGGTGGAACGGACCTGATGAGGATTTAGGTTATGTGATTGCACAACCCGTTTCAGGAGATACCCAACCAACACCTATAACAATAAATGAAATTTTTTTAAGTTCAACTTACAGGGGTACTGATATTATCCTAAGTAATAATAATCAAACCGCATATCAACAATTTGGGTATCAACAATCTGTTTTGGGAACCAACCCAATTGGTTCTACGGATAAAGTAATGTTTAGTATTTTATGTACCTTGGCAACACCACCAGCATTACCAAACAGTCACTTTGTTGGTATTGGATATACTTCAATGAATTATCAAGGAAATCCTTATGGTGGTTACCCCGGTAATGATGGTAATAGTATGGGATATGGTAGCGATGGAAATATTTGGTATAACGGAAGCATATATTTAGGTGGTCTTCAAACTTGGGGTGATGGTGACATAATTGATATTATTATCAATAATAATGTTAATACATTGTGGGTTAGAGTTAATGGTGGTAATTGGAATAATAGTCTTTCGGATAACCCTGAAACAAATGCGGGAGGACTTGAAATTATAGGAGACCCATTTTATCCTGTGTTATGTCCAGGATATGAAGGTACAATGATAGTACAAAATTCACCAACATATAATGTTCCAAATGGATATACATTTTTAGGGTTAACATCTGCATCTGTTGGTTTTTTTAGAACAAATGGTTTTGATGATAATGAATTTATTAATATTACAAATACCCTTTTAAATTCAAATTATACTGCAACAACCGATGCTTCAACAGGGTTAACAATAAATGGATATTGGAATTCATATACTGTAAATGGTGGGAATGGTTTAACCCCCGAAACTGCAGGAGATAACGCTCTTCAAATAAAAACGGATTATTCCGGATCAACTGATGGTTTATATTGGATTAAAAATAATAATATAAGTGGTGGAACACCATTCCAAATATATGCTGATATGACAACAGATGGTGGTGGTTGGACATTATTGGTTACAAACCAAAACACCGATGGATGGACATATGAAAACTCTATATTATTAAATGAATTTAACCCTGTTTCAGGTGGTTCAAACTATTCAATAGTTGCTTACGCTGATTATTTAAAAAGTTCAGGTGCGACATTCCAATATATGATAGACGCTTACCAAAGAAATCAATTTGGTGGTATATGGTCAGCCCCACAATTTTATTCATTTGTTTATACTGCTAATACACAAACATTTGTGACTATTAACACTAAATTTGGTACTTGGAATTATAATGATGGTAGTATTGAACAATATATGCCTTGGCGTAGTACTAGTAGTGGTTTATTAACCACATCATCCAATCCTGGTGGTGAATGGTGGGGAACTTTAATCACTAATGGTGGTTGGAACCCCGCACCTTGGATTAGTGGTGATTGTGGTTTAGATGGATGTATGCCTAATCCAGGAATTATATGGTATTGGGTAAGATAAAATATAATTAAATTAGTATGGCAACTGCAAGACCTTTCGCATATAACACAGGTTCAACCATAACAGGAACAATACAAATTGGTTCATTGGCCGTTGGTACGCCAACATCGGGATTTACTGGAAACCCTAGATGGTGGAATGGACCTGATGAAGATTTAGGGTATGTTATTTGTAGACCAAATACTAATGGAAATCAACCAAATCCTGATAATGTACCGGCTTATATCAGATTCTCAAGGTCAAAATTAAAAACAGACCAATCATTTATTAACTTAGTTAATTCTGTATTTAAACAAACATTTACAACGACCAGTGAGTGTACATCGTATTTAACGACAAATGGGTATTGGACTTCTTATGTTTCTCCCCCAACACCAACACCAACATTAACTAATACGCCGACATTAACACCAACTCAAACACCAACATTAACTCAGACATTAACACCAACTAATACGCCAACATTAACAAGAACATTAACACCAACTCCAACTAATACACCAACACCTACAAACATTAATTCACAAGGATTTAGTTATTCTAACTTTGCGTCAACTGGAGGCACTGTTTCTGTTGGTAACGTATCACTTTCATCAAACATTCTTTTTTTAACAACTGCGGCTAATGGTCAGGTTGGTAATGTTTATAGAACAACCGCAATTCAATTTAATAGAAATTTCTCGGCTCAATGGTCAACATTTATCGGAGGAGGTACAGGTGCCGATGGATACTGTATTCAATGGACACCAACTAATAACACTAACGGGACTGCAGGTGGTGGTGTAGGATACGTTAGTTCCGCAATAAACGCAATTACATTCTTAACATATTCAAATAACAATTATACTTGGTATAAAAATAATGTTTCACAAGGTTCAACGAGTGTTACCCCAGGACTTTGGAGACAAACATTATATTTCTGGGGTGACTATAATCATTCGGCACAAACATTTGCACTTTATTGGAGCACAACAAATAGTAAACCTGGTTCGGCAAATAAAACATTTACTAGTTTCTCATTTGACACAAGTTCTTATTACATGGGATTTGGTGCGGCAACGGGAGGAGCAAATGATAACCATCAATTACTTTCTTGGGTTTTAACATTCACATAATTTAATTAATAGTATTAATTTGATATATGGATCTAATGTATTATCAAATTACAACGCAACTAAATCAAAATTTGGTTTATAATCATATATTTACAGTTATCTAACCTTACCTATTAATTAAATATAAAAATCTATATTTATATTAAAAGAATTTAATGCCAAATCAAATAACATTAACGGTATCAACTGGAACACCACCATATAATATTTATGTGTGTGATATAACAAATACGTATTGTTATTTTGCAACAACTTTTGTTGGTGGAACAATAACCTTTGATTCTCCGGCACCATTAGAATATACAACACCAATTTTAATAAAAATAATTGATTCACGTAATTGTGAATCATTCCAATATTACCAATGTGTCCCTACTCCAACACCAACATTGACACCAACATTAACACCAACCCCAACTGGTCCTTGTACTTGTTGTTGTCTTGCGGTTAGTTGTAATAATGGTAGTGGAGGATCTTTCACTTATACCGATTGTTTTGGAAACGTTATAGGTAATGTTTTGGTTGCTGGTAATTCTATTGTGTATTATTGTGGTAGTAATGTTACTAATTTAAATAACGTTGCGGTTAATTATGGATCACCTTGTGTTAGTGGAACTTGTATATTACCTGTTCCAACTGCAACTCTTACACCAACTCAAACACCAACTCCCACTAACACTCAGACTTTAACGCCAACACCTACATTAACACAAACTGTAACACAAACATTAACGCCAACTCAAACACCAACACCTACTAACACTCAGACTTTAACTCCAACACCTACATTAACACAAACGTTAACTCAAACTAATACTCAAACATTAACTCCAACACCAACTAATACTCAGACGTTAACACAAACATTAACACCAACTAATACTCAGCCTTTAACTCAAACACCTACATTAACACCTACATTAACACAAACAGTTACAAGAACTTTAACCCCAACACCTACATTAACAAAAACATTAACACAAACTGTAACACAAACTTTAACACCAACCCCAACTAATACTCAGACGTTAACGCAAACTTTAACTCCAACACCTACATTAACACCTACATTAACTCAAACTAACACTCAAACATTAACGCCAACTTTAACTCCAACACCTACTAACACTCAGACTTTAACTCCAACTCCAACTAATACTCAAACTGTAACTCCAACTAACACACAAACTTTAACTCCAACTCCAACTAATACTCAGACGTTAACGCAAACTTTAACTCCAACACCTACATTAACACCTACATTAACACAAACTAATACACAAACTTTAACGCCAACTCCAACTAACACACAAACATTAACACAAACAGTTACGAAAACTTTAACTCCAACACCTACATTAACACAAACTAATACTCAAACTTTAACTCCAACTCCAACTAATACTCAGACGTTAACGCAAACTTTAACTCCAACACCTACATTAACACAAACAGTTACGGGAACTTTAACTCCAACACCTACTAACACTCAAACTTTAACGCAAACTGTAACACCAACTTTAACTCCAACACCTACATTAACACAAACAGTTACAAGAACTTTAACCCCAACACCTACATTAACTCAAACTTTAACGCAAACTGTAACACCTACATTAACACAAACGTTAACTCAAACTAATACTCAAACATTAACTCCAACTCCAACTAACACACAAACATTAACTCAAACTGTAACACAAACTTTAACTCCAACTCCAACTAATACTCAAACTCCAACTCCAACTAATACTCAAACTGTAACCCCAACTCAAACATTAACGCAAACAGTTACGGGAACTTTAACACCAACTCCAACTAATACTCAGACATTAACTCAAACATTAACACAAACAGTTACGAAAACTTTAACTCCAACACCGACATTAACACAAACTGTAACACAAACTTTAACTCCAACTCCAACTAATACTCAGACGTTAACACAAACGGTTACGAGAACTGTAACTCCAACACAGACGTTAACACAAACAGTTACAAAAACTTTAACTCCAACTCCTACACCAACTCAAACTTTAACACAAACATTAACACAAACAGTTACAAAAACTTTAACTCCAACACCTACATTAACTCAAACTTTAACACAAACATTAACACAAACAGTTACGAAAACTTTAACTCCAACACCTACATTAACTCAAACATTAACACAAACAGTTACGAAAACTTTAACTCCAACACCTACATTAACTCAAACTGTAACACCAACTCTAACTAGAACCGTAACACCAACTTTAACTACAACACCAACTAAAACTCCAACACCTACATTAACAAAAACTAAACCTCTTCCATAATATATTTTAATTAAACTATTGTTTTTATTTTATTTAATTATATTTTTTATTAAAAAAGAAATATGAGAATATTTGTACAAATTGCATCTTACAGAGATCCCCAATTAATCCCAACAATTAAAGATATGTTGGAAAAATCAAAAAAACCAAAAAACATTAGACTTGGTATCGCAAGACAATTTCACCCTGAAGACGGTTTTGACGATCTTTCAGAATATGAAAATGACAACAGATTTAGAATTTTAAATATACCTTACACCGATTCAACAGGAGTTTGTTGGGCAAGAAACTTGACACAACAATTATATGAAGGTGAAGAATATACATTACAATTAGATTCTCACATGAGATTTGAACAGGATTGGGATGACACCTTAATCAAAATGATTAAACAATTACAAAAGAAAGGATATAAGAAACCTTTGTTGACGGGATATGTTTCTTCATTTGATCCTGATAATGATCCACAAGGGAGAGTTAAAGAGCCATGGAGAATGGCATTTGACAGATTCACACCTGAAGGTTGTGTTTTCTTTTTACCTGAAACAATACCAGGTTGGGACAAATTAAAGTCTCCAATCCCCTCAAGATTTTATTCGGCACATTTCTGTTTTACTTTAGGTCAATTTTCAACTGAAGTACAACATGATCCTGAGTTTTATTTTCACGGAGAAGAAATTTCAATTGCGGTAAGAGCATATACTCACGGATATGATTTATTCCACCCACATAAAACGGTTATTTGGCATGAGTATACTCGTAAGGGTAGAACAAAACAATGGGATGATGATAAAGAATGGGGTAAACGAAATGAAAGATGTCATCAAAAGAATAGACAATTATTAGGTGTTGATGGTGAAGTTCCCGATAGTGATTTTGGGATCTATGGTTTAGGAACTGAAAGAACAATACAAGATTATGAAAAATATTCTGGTCTATTATTTTCAAAAAGAGCGGTACAACAACACACATTAGATAAACAATACCCACCAAACCCTTACACATATAGTTCTGAAGAAGAATGGAAAGAATCTTTCTCTTCAATATTTAAACATTGTATTGATGTTAATTATGGTAGCGTACCTGAAACAGATTATGATTTTTGGGTGGTAGCATTCCATAATGCAAAAGATGAAACGTTATATAGATTAGATGCTGGAATCGATGAGATTAATAGAATGAAAAATGATCCTGATGGTTATTGTAAAGTATGGAGAGAATTTAATGCTACGGATAAACCAACCTATTGGGTTGTATGGCCTCACTCTGTATCAAAAGGGTGGTGTGATAGATTAACAGGTAATTTATAAAATATGACTTTAGCAGTAATAACTCAAATTAGGAATGAATCAAAAAGATTAAAAGAGTGGGTAGAATTTCATTCTTCTTTTCATAAAATAGACCATTTTTTATTTTATTTAGATAATCCTGAAGATAATTCTGAAGAAATGTTAAATGAATTAAAAAAAACATATAGCATTGATTATAAATTTACAAATCCTATTGGTGAATATAATGGCAATAATTGTACAATAGCAACAGAAAGACAAAAAGAATCGTTTAAAGATGGTTTTATATTTTTAAGAGATAAATTTGATTGGGTTGCAATTTTTGACGTTGATGAATGGATTGTACCTAATAACATAGATGATTATGATTTAAAAAAAACGTTATCTGAAGTTAGTGAAAACATTCTTTATCTTCCTATGTATAATTTTATCCCACCTTTTGATTACGATAAATCAATTACTGAACAAAATTTTTATAGATGGTCGTGTCAAGAACGAATAGATAATGAACATTTAAGTTGTGGTAAATCAATTATTAGAGGTAAAATTTATTTAGATAGAATATTTGATGTAGATGTTCATATAGGTCCAGCTCTTGATGGATATAGAAATAATGTAGATTTTAATTCAACAAACCACACATTTAGGTTACATCAATTTCAAGGACATATGGGACATTCTAATAAAAAATATGAAATTTTTGATGACTCAATAAAAAAAATAATAAATAAAAAATAAAAAAATATGAAGAAAATTTTTATAGATGGTGGAGCAAGAATTGCCGAATCATTTGACATAATTAATCGTGATATGCCTCAATACTCTAATTTTGAATTTATATTGTACGAACCTCACCCAAATCATACTGATTTTTTAGAAAATCTTTCTAAAGAAAAAAATTTTAAATTTGTTAATGGTGCTATTTGGGATAAAACAGGATTATCCGATTTTTATCTTGCTATTGATTTTTATGGTGATCAAGGAAGTACATTATGTGATGACAAAAAAGAAAAATTAGATTTAGAAAATCCTATTAAAGTTAACACATATGATATTGTTGATATATTAAATGAGTTTAGTGATGATGATTATATTGTATTAAAATTAGATGTTGAGGGTGGAGAGTATGATATTATACAGAGATTAATAGATACTAATAATTTACATAGAGTTAATGAGTATATTATAGAATGGCATGACCAATTTTATGAGGGTAAACGAAAACCAAGATGGTATTTTATTGATGAAATAAATAAATTTAGCACACATAGAGATTGGGTGTATTAAAAATAAAATTATGAAAAAAAAAATAGCAGTTATATCAGGTTGGTATAACTTTGGGGAAAATAACGGAATTAGTGATGATAATAGGTTTATGACTAATTGTTTTTATGAAAGTGCAAAAAAACACTTTTTACCTCATCACGATGTTGAATTTATTTTTATGAACAATAGTGATATCACAATAGATGGGGTAACAAATATAAATTTTGATTATCAAATTGAGGGGTTTTGGGAAATGTGTTTAATGAAAATTTTAAGTTTAAAATTTTTAAAAAACGAATATGACTATATATTTGTTCATGATAATGATCAAGTTTACATTAAAGACGTAAATAACAAAATATTAGAATCTGATTTTACATTTGTGGACCATTTTTATCCATCACCCGTTAAGGATATTTACGAACAAGTAACAGATATAGTAGAACTAAACTTCAACACATCTGAAGAAAAATGGACTATGGGTAATTTTTTTGGTGGAAAACAAAAAAATATGATGGAGTTATTATCAATAACTGAAGAACAAAATAAAAAATATTTTGGTTATAATTTTAATCAAAATTATTTTTATTCAAGGTATCCTGAAGAACTTTTTATTGTTAAATATGTTTATGAAAATAATATTAACCATAAAAGGCTTAATACGTGTGTACATCCATTACAATCTGAGGGGGAATATTTTTTAAGCGATTGGGGTGATGATGATTCGGTTCCTTTTGAGGTTACAAACGTAAATTTATTACACAACACTAAAAAAAATTTAAATAAATTAAGAAAATTATATAAACAAAATTAAAAAAATTATATGGAAGAAAATAAAAAAATAGTTATAGCACAATTTTTTACCACTAACCTTAGTTATGGTAAATTTACAAAAGAAATAAATAAAAAGTATTGTGATGAAAAAGGATACATATATCATTTAGAGTCCGACAATAATAAAATAAAAACTGCATTAGAAGGTAGATCCCCAACATGGTATAAACCAAAATTTATTAATGAGGTTTTTGAGTTATATAATCCTGATTACATTCTTTTTTTAGATGCAGATGCGATAGTATGTGATTTTAGTTATAAAGTGGAAGATTTTATTGATTCAGATTATAATATTATATGTACCGAAGATTATGGACCTAGTAAATTAAATGCTGGTGTTTTCATAATGAAAAATTCAGATTGGACAAAACGAGTAATGAATAAATGGTGGGAGACAGGTAATAATTTAGTTGGAGGACCAAATAATGAAATGGGGTTCTATAAAACGGGATTATGGCACGATCAAACTTGTTTCGGACATTTAATGGATATTATGCCCGATTCTAAAACAAACATTAAATTAATAACTAATAAAGTATTAAACGGTAGAGAGTATAAAAATAACGTAGATAAAAATTTTATATTTCACGCCTTCTCTTATGGTATGTTACCAAATAGAACCATTGATAAATGTTATTACGACATCTTCAATATAGATATCCCTGATGGTGAAAAATTATCTGATATTGTAGAATATTACGATACGGATAAACATTATGAACATAATTATTTAAGATTAATTTACGATGATTTATTTCTTCCCATACGAGAAGAAGTTAAAACTTTTGTTGAGATAGGTGTGAATCATGGAGGATCTATTTTAATGTGGAGAGATTATTTTAAAAACTCAAAAGTTTTAGGGTTAGATAATAATTTACCTTTCTGTGAAGAAAAATTAAGAGATAAAAATTTAGATCGTATTGAATTAATTAATCTTGACCAATCAATTCCTGAAATGTTAGAAACATTTGCAAACCAATATAGTGACATTGATGTTATATTAGAAGATGGTTCACATAGAATGCACGATCAACAAATCACATTAGCAAAATTATTTAAAACATTAAAGTCAGGGGGGATATATGTACTTGAGGACTTACATACTAGTTTAGAGGCTCCGATGCCTGAAAAGGCTTGGTGTGGGTGGGGAGACTCAACAAAAACATTAACCTTAGATATGTTAAACAATTTCATATCAACGGGCAAAATACAATCCGATTATTTAACGGAAGATGAGATTAATTATTTAAATGATAATATTTTATCTGTAGAGATATATCAAAATAGACCCGATTGGAGTATAACAAGTGTAATAATAAAAAAATAATGATAGGTATAGTTCACCACACATTTCTTACAGGTAACTGGCAAGAAATATTAAATTCCCAAATAGAAAGACTTATATCTTCTGGGTTATATGACAACGCAGATATTATATGGTTTACTTGTAATTTAAATGGAAATGATGAAAATGTATTCACCGACTTTCTTAAAGATTACAATAAAATACAAACCGAATGTCATGTTAATAATGGAGCTGAATACCCTGGTATTCATAAAGTAAAAGAATTAGGTGATAACAATGAGGACATGAAGATCCTTTATTTTCATGGTAAAGGAGTTAGTAATACATATACAAATAACGAAACTAAAGAAGTTAATGAAGATAAAGTAAAAAATATACAATCATGGAGAGAGTGTTTGGAATATTTTGTCATTGATAAATGGAAAGATTGTGTTGATAAATTAGACGAATATGATAATGTTGGTGTTACTTGTAATGGTGGTTGGTATTGGGGTAACTTTTGGTGGTCACAATCTAAACACATAAAAAAATGTAGACCCGTTGATTATTGGGGTAGGTGGGATTATGAAGCTTGGTTAAATTCGTATGTGGAAAATCAAACTAATTATGAATTTTTTAAATTTACGTATAACCCATATGTTACTATTATACATGAGGATTGGTATAAAAAAATAAGAACTGAAAATGACCCAATTAAAATAACGGTATTAAATGCATTTTATGGTACCCCTCCATTTGAAATTGATGAGGGTTATTCAAATATTCCATTAAATGTTACGGAAGATGTTAAGAGTGTAATAGAAGAAAAATTGAAGGAACAGAATAATGAAAAATTTTATTTTCCCGTTAATAACGAATCTATGGGTTGTGACCCATCACCTGGAAATAGAAAGTTTTTATTTATTGAATTTTATTTAAGTAACAGTAATAACATTTATAAATTAGGACTTCATGAAGGGATGTTCTTTGACCAAAAATTTTAAAAAATAATTATGGAAGATTTTTTTGACAAGGTTTTACACTACTATGGTAGAAAAGGTGAAAAACTATTTATGATTAACATTGGTGCAATGGACGGTGTTTTATTTGATAGTATGAGTGGTTATGCGGATATGTATAATTCAGATGTGTTATATGTGGAACCAATGAAACCTCACTTTGACAGATTGGTTAAACATAAAGGAGGTAACCCAGCTAATAAGTTTGAGAACTCCGCAATTAGTAACTACAACGGAACTATAAACATGAAAACAATTCCAATTGAGATTGTTGATCAAGGATTAGTTCATCAAGCATTTTATGGTATGAGCGTTATTGACCCAACAAAGAATGGTATGGGTAGTGAAGGAGATAGAGAAGTTGTTGAGAAGTATGCCGTAGATGTTGAGGTTAATTGCATTACTTGGGATACGTTAGTTAAAAAACACGATATAGATTATTTTGATGTATTATCTGTAGATACGGAGGGACATGACTATACAATATTCAAACAAATTGATTTAGAAAAATTTAGACCTATTTTAATACGTTTAGAATGGTGTAATATGACAGACGAAGAAAAAACTAACATCCTTAATAAATTTACCTCATCAGGATATGTTTATGAAATTTTGGATAATATGGATATTGATGCGGTTAGAGAAGATGTGTATGAAGAAATAAAGTCAAAATTAGAACCAAAACAAATAATTGAAACCTCAAACTCAAAACTTACATTAGTGACAGGTCTTTGGGATATTGGAAGAGGTGACCTTCAAGAAGGGTGGTCTAGATCATTTCAACATTATTTAGATAAATTTCAACAACTATTACAGGTTGATGTGAATATGATAATATTTGGAGATAAAGAATTAGAAGAATTTGTATTAAACAATAGAAGTAGTGAAAACACACAATTTGTAATCAGGGATTTATCTTGGTTTAAAAATAATGATTTTTATGATAAAATACAAAAGATAAGAACTAACCCTGATTGGTATAATCAAATTGGTTGGTTAACAAATTCTACACAAGCTAAATTAGAAATGTATAATCCTTTGGTAATGTCCAAAGTTTATCTTTTACACGATGCAAAGATTTTAGATAAGTTTGATTCAGAATATATGTTTTGGATTGATGCTGGTTTAACAAATACAATTCATCCAGGATACTTCACTCAAGATAAAGTTTTAAATAAATTACCTCAATTGGTTAAGAATTTTCACTTTGTTTGTTTCCCTTATGAAACAAATAGTGAAATACATGGATTTAAATATCAAGAGTTGTGTGATTTAGCGGGTAAACCTGTTAATATGGTTGCTAGAGCTGGTTTCTTTGGTGGAAAAAAAGATGTTATTTCTGAAATCAATAGTATATACTATGGATTAATGAACGATACTTTATCACAAGGGTTAATGGGAACTGAAGAGTCGTTATTTACAATTATGACCTACAAATATCCTAATTTAATAACGTATTCCGAAATAGAAAATAATGGTTTGATGGGTAAATTTTTTGAGGATTTAAAAAATATGACGGTTGAAACTAAAATTAATGATATTGGTAGTGAGATAGGATTATATGTTATTACGTTTAATTCACCAAAACAATTTGAGACTCTAATTGAGTCAATGTTAGACTACGATCCATCATTCGTAACTAAAACTAAAAAATATTTACTTAATAACTCAACAGATTTAACGACAACCGAAAGATATATTCAACTATGTAACCAATATGGGTTTGAACATATTAAAAAAGATAATATTGGTATAACAGGTGGAAGACAATTTATTGCTGAACATTTTAATGAACAAAATAATTTAAGTCATTATTATTTTTTTGAGGATGATATGTTTTTTTATAATGGGGGAGATATAACTTGTAAAAATGGATTTGTTAGAAAAATAAAAAACATATTTGACAACACATTAAAAATAATAAAAGAAGAAAATTTTGATTTTTTAAAGTTAAACTTTAGTGAATTTTATGGTAGTCACAATAAACAATGGGCTTGGTATAATGTTCCACAATCTTTCAGAGAATCCCATTGGGTAAACAATCCAAGATTACCCGAACATGGTTTGGATGCTAACTCACCTAATTTAGAATTTAAACACATAAAATCTTATAATGGAATACCATATGCTACAGGTGAAATTTATTTGTGTAACTGGCCAATAGTCATGTCAAAAGAAGGTAATTACAAATGTTATCTTAAAACAAAATATGGTATGCCTTATGAACAAACTCTTATGTCCCATTGTTATCAAGAAATGGTAAAGGGTAATATAACGGGTTCTGTATTACTTTCAACACCAACTGATCACAATAGATTTGATTTTTATGATGGTAATTTGAGAAAAGAATGTTAATTGCAATATTTATTGTAAAATCAAATAATGGAATTTTACATTAAGAAAAATGCTACGTTACCCGTTTTAAAGATGCAAGTCGTTAAAGACGGTAGAAGTGATTATAATAAGATGATGGAAATGATTGAGGAATCTTCTATCTTCTTTTCAATGGTAGATACTGAGACTGGAATTCCAAGAATTGTTACAAGACCCGCAGGATTTGTTGAGAAAACATTATTGGACCCAAATGCTGAGTATGAGTATTATGTTTATTATCAGTTCACATCAAATGATACAAGAAAAGTTGGTAGATATGAAGGTCAGTTCTTATTAAGAAATTCAGATGGCACATTAATTTTACCAATCAGAGAAAAACTTTATATAAACGTACAAGAAAGTTTCATTGCGGATGATCTTCCGTATGAATCTTGTTATGTTGTTGGTTTCCCTTGTTGTGCTAGTATACCTACAACAACTACAACCACAACAACACCTTGTCCTAGTTGTAGGGCTTGTTGCCCACCAACTCCAACACCATTACCGACAACAACAACTACTACATATATACCAATCACAACAACAACAACAATCCACAATGATTTTGTTGTTTTAGACATACCAGAAAATGATGTAAACTTTGGTTTAGTAATAACTAATTTAGTTCCTATAGAAATACCTGAAGATGATGTAAACTTTGATTTGGTTATTACAAATTTAGTCCCTATAGAAATACCTGAAGATGATGTAAACTTTGATTTAATAATTTAAAATTATAAGATATTTATAAATAAAAATAAAAAGAAAAATAAAAAAAATGATACAAGGAATAAGAATTACAAGTCAAAATTTATCGGGGGATACCGCTAATGTTACTTTTAACCCACAAACGGGTGGTACAATTAATTTAGGTACACAAACAATACCTTTTAATAATATCACAAATTATCCTTATGGTACTTATGAATTATTTGTACCTGAATTTAATTACACATATGATGTAATTGTCCCAGCCCCGCAAAATGGTCAGGATGCATATACGACAACAGTTAGAGACGTTACAATAGATGGTGGATTAAAACCATTCTCAGGAGCGGTATTATCTGAAGTATGGGGGACATATACAACTGATTATATTACAAATCAAGGAATACCATCAACATCTATTGTTTTAGCTGAAGGTATTTGTTCTGATGATGTTGACGCATCAAAAGTACCATCAAATATTGGTCAATGGCCAAATAGTATTAATTCGTTTTTAGGTCCATTTATGTCAGGTGGATTAGCGGGATATCCATTTGTGGGTAGTGTTGGTTTTGGGGCATTTGCAAGTCACGTAGCAACAAGTGGTGCTACCGAAACAAATGCCACTTTATTTGTTACGAGTATGCCACATATTGGTGTGACTGAAGATGGTCGTTCAGGAAGAATGTTACGTAGAGGTAAAGCTGATAGTATAACAGATAATACTTGTGGTGCAGTTTGGGGAGCAATTAACCAAGTTGTAAATGTTTTATCAGCACCTCCAAGTCAAAGTAATCCACCATTTGATAATGGTAATTATTCTTTTTGGAAGTTAACAGATATTTTATGGCCATTTAAAAACGTATTATCAGGATTTACAGGAACTAGTGAGGAAATATATAATAAACAAATGATTTTTGCGACAGAAACAATTAGAGATGCCGCATATGATTATATTATTGATGTTTTACCAAGTCAAGTGACGGGTAACACACAAAACGATGTATATTTTTTAAGTGGTATTTTTATCAATACTGATGTTATTCCTGACAGTACATTACAATTTGAATCTTATGTTGTTGTTGATAAAGTTATGAAATATGAATTTGGTATTGGTTGGAGTGATATTACCATTAGTTATAACACTGGATTACCAATTGACTAATTAAAAAAATTAACAAATCAGTTGATAAGAGTAATTTTTACTCCTATATTTATTTTACGAAGGTAAATGCCGACCTAATTCGGCAGCTAATAAACCAACTAAAATAATTTATAGTGATATCACAAGAAGAAATAAAAAGTTTCCTAGAAGGGAACGATCCTGAGGAACATATTGTTTCCGTAGAGTTTGATTACGTATCAGACCACATTTTCAAAATTAAAGAAGTACCTGGTAAAGGTAAAATTATACAACAAGATTCGTTAATCGCGTTTGCTTGGGTTGGTGATCTACGTGGTCTTAACTTTTACGAAGGTTCCAAAGCATTGCAAAAACAGGCGATGGGTAAATATGGTATCCTCATAGAAAAACTCCGAACAGATGGTAATGAACGATTAGAAGAAGGATTAACCTTTATGGTTAAATCCATTAAAGGATATCGTTCTTTAACCCAATTCTTCCGTGATGGTGGAATTGATCCGTGGGGTGAAAAGGCAAAAGATAAAATCCTAATGGTTTCTCCTGTGGAACAATACCTCATCTCAAAAGAGAAAAGATTGTTCAAAGGGTTTGAGGAATACAATGATATAACGAGGTTTGTATTTGACCTTGAGACGACCGCATTAGAACCAAAGGATGGTCGTATCTTTATGATTGGAATGAAAACAAATAAAGGATTCCAAAAAGTTATTGAATGTTCAAACGAAGATGAGGAACGAGCAGGTCTTGTGGAGTTCTTCAAAACAATAGACCAACTTAAACCATCAATCATTGCGGGGTATAACTCAGCAAACTTTGACTGGTTTTGGATATTTGAAAGATGTAAATCACTTCATTTAGATATTAAGAAGATTGCAATCTCAATGAATGCTAAAAAGACAATATCACAAAAAGAATCAATGTTAAAGTTGGCAAATGAGGTTGAAAGATTTAATCAAGTTCAAATGTGGGGTTATAATGTAATTGATATTATTCACTCAGTTCGTAGATCACAAGCGATCAACTCAAACATTAAAGAGGCAGGTTTGAAGTATATTACCAAGTTTATTGATGCCGAAGCAAAAGATCGTATCTATATTGACCACACAAGTATTGGTCCAATGTATGCAGAAAAGGACGAATATTGGTTAAACGTAGAAAATGGTAATTACAAAAAAGTTGGATCCGATCCAAAGGTAGATGAGATATGTGTAAGACGAGGGGATGTATATCTTAAAACAACGGGGGACGACATAGTTGAGCGTTATCTTGACGATGACCTTGAGGAAACGTTGATTGTGGATGACGAGTTCAACCAAGCAACGTTTCTATTAGCATCCTTGGTACCAACAACATATGAAAGAGCATCCACAATGGGAACGGCAACATTATGGAAAATGGTAATGTTGGCTTGGTCATATAAATATGGTTTGGCAATACCACAGAAAAAAGAACGAAGAAGTTTTGTTGGTGGTTTATCACGTTTACTTAAAGTAGGTTATTCTAAGGACGTTCTTAAGCTTGACTACTCGTCACTATACCCATCCATTCAGTTAGTTCACGACGTGTTCCCTGAGTGTGATATAACGGGAGCAATGAAGGGGTTATTAACCTACTTCCGTAACTCTCGTATTATGTATAAGAACTTGGCGGCAGAATATAAAACCATAGATAAGAAGAAATCAACATCTTTTGACCGTAAACAATTACCTATTAAGATCTTTATTAATGCGTTCTTCGGATCGTTATCAGCACCACAGGTATTTCCGTGGGGTGATATTGACATGGGGGAACAGATTACTTGTACAGGTAGACAATACCTACGACAAATGTTAAAGTTCTTTAGTAAACGAGGATATAGTCCTTTGGTATGTGATACCGATGGTATGAACTTCTCATTACCTGATGGTGGTGTTGATGACAGAGTTTATATAGGTAAAGGAAAAAATTGGTTGGTTAAAGAGGGTAAAGAATATCGTGGTTATGATGCCGATGTTGCAGAGTTTAATGATATCTTTATGAAAGGTGAAATGGGACTTGATTGTGATGGTACTTGGGATTCTTGTATTAACTTGGCTCGTAAGAACTACGCAACAATGGAACAAAATGGTAAGGTTAAATTAACGGGTAATAGTATTAAGTCTAAGAAGATGCCAAAATACATTGAGAAGTTTTTGGATAAGGGAGTTAAACAATTACTTAGAGGTGAGGGTAAAGAATTTATTGAGTGGTATTATGAGTATATCCAAAAGATATTTGACCAAAGAGTTCCGTTGGCTGAGATTGCATCTAAATCAAGAGTTAAATTAAGTGTTGAGGATTACATCAAACGTAGTAAACAAACTACTAAAGCGGGTAATCTTAATTCACGAATGGCTCATATGGAACTTCTTATTAGAGATGGGATACAATCAAATCTTGGAGATACAATCCTTTATGTTAACAACGGAACAAAGGCATCTCATGGTGATGTTCAGAAAGTTAATGAAAAAATGACTAAGAAGGAAAAAGATGAATACTTTGAGAAACACGGTAAAATGCCAGTACTTGGTTCACACGTAGAATTAAATTGTTATCGTATTGAACCATCGGATTTAGAAAATAACCCCGAAATGTTAGGGGAATATAATATCCAAAGAGCAATTGCAACTTTTAACAAACGAGTTGAACCTTTGATGATTGTATTTGATGATGAGGTTAGAGATACTTTATTAGTTAAGGATCCTGAAGATAGAAGTTTCTATACATCAGACCAATGTAAATTGATTAATGGTAAACCATTTAGTCCTGGTGACCAAGATGATGTTTACGAAAACTTAATTAAAATGGAACAAGGTGAAGTAGAGTTTTGGGAATCTGTCGGTATTGATCCAAACTATATGTATGGATTGGCCGAAGAAGGTTGGGAAGAATTCGTGTGATGAGGTGTTTATGACATCTTCAACCCGTCTGAAGATAGGATATACCAGTTACCCTGAACAAATTGAAATTGGACACAAGCCCCCTTTTCTAACAATAGTTCATCCCACTCCTCATCAATTTTTCCTGTGTTAGGTTTAACTAAAACACTAACCAATGATTTTATAATAATACGATTGGTGGTTTCAGAGTTTAATAAAATTTCTGACCCACCGATTGTTTTAACAATAATTAAATCCTCACCATTGGTGGTGTGATTCTTTTCTAACAAAATTAAATTATTATATTCAGTTTTGTGTTCTATTACAATATTTTGTTTCATTACTGTTTTTCTTATTGGTATTTCTTTAATTATTGGCATATTAAATAACGTAAATTTGTCTTGGAAACGCTCTAAATTTCATTGCCTTATTTAAGTTTTCGGCAATTAACGCTTCACGTTCCATTACCTTTTCAGGTTTTAATCTTGTTAGACGACCTTCGGCACCAATTAATTCATCAATTAATTTTGTTTTTTCATCTTTTGCCTCAGTTGCTAATGCCGCATAATCCATAGTTAAATCACCATCAGGGGATTTAAGGTTACCACTGAATTTACCTCTTACTCTTGCCAATGTTTCTTTACAATAAGCAATAAACCATCTTCTAACCCAAACTTGAGCTGGATTATTAAGATCCAACCAACTAATTTTATCGTATGGTACATCAGAAGGTAATTTAATAATATCAGGATTGTTTTTTAAACATTCGTCCCTATCTTCAGGACCAACATCATAATACCAATACCAAACTCTACCTTTCATCATTGTGGAATTACCAAAGTCAAATTTACCACCAGGAGTGTTCATTAAGTGAACTGCTTTCTTACCTCCCGGTAATGCGGTTACCCTATAAGTTAAATCTCCCGAAATAATTCTTTTCTGAATGTTGATCTCTTGCATTCTTAATAACATATCAAATGCTGGCATCATAAAATAACTTCCTGCCATGTTACCCATTTGTGCAAATCCACCTGCTCCACCAATACCACCACCAAATTCTCCGAATCCAAATCCTGCCCCAAACATTGAATTATTTAAAGTTGCCGGTGTAAACCATAACAATTCATTAAGTTCTCTGTTTTCAGGAATTTCGTATATTTGTTGGTTATGAACTAATTGTATAAAATCTTTTTTCAATACTGAATCACCACCCGCTTGTAGACCTACAATTTTAGAATAAGCATAAGTGTATCGTGTTTCGTAATCTAAACTTCTTGTTGTAAACGCTTTTGATAATGATTGAGTGTCCATGTTTAAGTTATACAAATTAGTCCACTGAGATTCAGTTAACCAATCTTGGACGTATTGTGAATATTCGTCAATAGAAAATTCAAGAAGAGTGTCCATTTGTTCCTCTTCCAATTCTACACTTCTAAGTGGAGCGCCTAAAACGTGTTTTACTTTTTTGTATAGGTCACTTCTTTCTGGTTCGTTAATTATTGACATATGAGTTTTATTTATAAATATCTTATTATTTTGTTCTTAACAAATATAATTCGTTAACAAATTCCCAATTAACGTGATTCCAAAAATTATTTATATATTCGTCACGTTTATTACGATATTTTAGATAGTATGCGTGTTCCCACACATCAAGTCCTAATAGTGGATACCCACCATCTTTGACTACATTCATTAATGGATTATCTTGATTAGATGTGGAAATAATTTTTAATCTATTATTTTTAGTTAAAATTAACCAAGCCCACCCTGATCCAAATCTATCTTTAGCAACCTGATTAAATTCATCTTTTAATTTTTTAATATTTCCGTATTGTTTTGTAATTTTTTCAAATACTTCACCACTTGGTTTTTGTTTGGTTGGACTTAACATTTTCCAAAATAAAGCGTGATTAAAGGCACCACCAGCATTATTTCTAACTTTAGTATCATACTTACTAATATTTTTGATTATGTCTTCTAATTCAACATCACCTTTTTTATTTGATAACGCATCATTTAATTTCTTAACATAACCTTTATAATGTTTGTTGTAATGGATATCCATAGTTTCAGGATCTACAAATTGTTTCATTGATGAATATGAATATGGTAATTTTTCAATACCAATTTTTTTCATTTCCATTATAAAATCTTTTTTGATATTTTGTTTTTCTGAAATTAAAATTTGTTCATTAATAAGATTAATTTTATTGTTAATCCCTTTAAACCCTTCAAAAACATATTCATTAAATTGTGGGTATTCTTCTTCAAACATTTTAATTAGTCGGCCACCATATGCATTTGCTTCATCTTCATTCTGACCACCAATGTTTGGACCTTGTTCTCTTTTAAGAACATTTATTTGGTAAGCATGAACCCACTCATGAGCTAATGTTCTCATTATATCACGATTTAATCTACCATCAGTTAATACTTTAATTCCATTTTTTGGGTGTTGACTACCTGTAGACATTCCACCTATTTTTTTACCCACAAATTGAATAGTGATATCCTCCTTTAATTGATAATTCTTTTGTAAGAATTTAATAAAGGTGTGAATTAACTCGTTATACTTTGAATCAAGTCCTGAATTTATACGTTTGATGCTTACTTTCATTAATGATAAATATTATCAATAACAAAAAGATTTATCTTCTCTTGTTAATTAAACCAAGGATTTCCTCAACAACATCACCAACGTTTTCAGGTTGTTGATCACCCATAACGGTTCTAATGATTTCTTTTTTACGATTTAGTATGTCATATACCGCACCTTCTATTGTATTTTCATACAATGGGTAATAAACAAGTACGTTTGATTTTTGACCATAACGATACGCTCTATCTTCAGCCTGAGCGTGTTCAGCGGGAACAAATGATAGGTCATTCATAATAACAACCTCAGCGGCAGTTAAAGTTAAACCAACACCAGCAGCTTTTAAATTCCCCACAAATACTTTAATCTTATCGTTCTCTTGAAACTCATCAACTGCGTTTTGACGATGAGGTTTGGAACAACTACCGTCTAAATAAACTGCTTGTTTACCAAAGTGTTGGTAAATTGTTTGTAAGGTATCTGTAAAATTAGTAAAGATTATAACTTTCTTACCTTGTTCAATGATGTTTTCAGCAAATTCAATTGTCTGTTTTGTTTTTTCATTTGCAATAACCTTCCTTACTTTCATCAATTTTGAGAACTGAACGGTAAGGGAAGAGGATTCGTCTTTTTTATTATCAAACCAATCATAGTATTCACCCATCAGTTCTTCATACTCTTTTGATTTCAAACGAAGATATACAGGAGAAATAATTTTATCGGGAAGATCTAACACATCTTCTTTTAACCTACGAAGAATTTGTTTTGAAGTTCTATCTCTTAACTCTTCCAAATTAGATGCCCCCGTTACGTTCCAAACTTTTCTTCTACCCGCCATAAATTGGTAACCCTGACAATAACGAATAGCGTAAGCCATCCAATTTTGTGCAACAGGTGATTCAATAATATTCAGTAAGTTATAGTAGTTCATTGGACGAGAAGTCATTGGAGTTCCCGTTAATAACCAAACTCTTTTAATATCCTTAACAAAATGATTTATGATTTTTGTTCGTTGAGCTTGGGGATTTGAAATCATATGTGCCTCATCTAAAATAACAAGATCAAAGTTTGATTGATTTAATATTGATCCATTTTTCTTTTTTGGATCAGTATCGTGGAAATTTTTTAGGATATCATAATTAACGATAACAAAATCAGATTCAGTTGAAAATTTCTTTCCTTCTGCAATATAAACAGGTCTATCTGAATAATTTTCAATTTCACGTTGCCAGTTAATCTTTAATGATGCAGGACAAATAATCAATATTTTCTTTGATCCTGTCTCTAAAGCGGCAATAATTGTTGCGGTTGTTTTACCAAGACCCATATCATCAGCAAGAATGAATCGTCTTGATCCTGCCAACTTTTCTACCGCTTCTTTTTGATGTTCCAATGGAGGTCGGTGATCATATTTAGAATAATCTACCTCAACTTTTTCAACATTGTGAGTTTTTATTAATGAAGATTTAGGAACCCAAAATTCTGTTAAAGGATCCTTTTCAAAGAACTTACCCCAAATATGATATGATTTTTCTTTCTCAACTAATAATTTCTCAATGTAAATTTTTTCAGGAGTTTCCATCAAATATCTTTCTTCGGCAAACTTCTTTGCAAAATATGTATCAAGATCAACCCACTTACGAGCAACCTTAGGAACCGTATCAAAATAATTTATAATGTAATCTGATTGAGTTCTTGTTGGGTAAAACTTTTTACTAGTTTCTTTTTTTGTTTTTAGATACAATATATGATTGTTGGCACCCGAATACGAGTCCAATAAGGACAAAGCTTTATGCTCTATTAGTGATGGGGCAACTTCCAAAATTTTGTTTTTTATAAAAATAACAATAAAAAAGATATTTATCAATAAATACGACAAAATGGCGAATAGAGTTCCTATAACAAGACTAGGTAAATTTTTTGGTGATAACGATTTTAACCTTGAGGTTGAGATGGGTCAAGAGTGGTTGGTTGGTGATATGAATTTCACTTGTGTACTTTATAGAGTTGATAAAGTAAAAACCAAAATTGATGATGTGTATGGTGAAACGGTTAAGGACGGTGTTAAATTTTTACCCCCTGTTGAGTTCAACGCATATATTGCAATTGCTGCACCTGAAAATAAATTCTTGGGTTCCACAAAAATGGATCAACTTGAGCCTGGTAATATTACAATGTCGGTTTATTTAAAAACTTTAGAAGATTTAGAAATTGATATTCAGTTTGGTGATTATGTTGGTTATTACGATACGGAAAGTTTTGTGAGATACTATACCGTGGTTAATGATGGTCGTGTCACTTCAGATATAAAACATACTTATAAAGGATATAAACCTTTTTATAGGACAATAATTGGATCACCTGTCGGACCAAACGAATTTAGAGGATTATGAAAATAATAGCTGATGAAAAAGAAGGGTTGTTAAAAAATAAAATTAACAATTTAATTGGTAAAAAAGTAATGTGTTATTATGACTTACATAGACACACATTTTCGGTAACCCATAAAGGACTTCTTATGTTAAAGGCTGACTATTTAAAATTAAATGATGTTGAGTTTAGAGTAAGACAAGGTGGAAAACAAAAAGTAAGAGACGAAAAAAGAAAAAATGTTCACGCATTTGTTATTGGTAATTTAGATGATTATTGTGAATTTCCTTGTAGGAATATTCCAGTACCTGAATCAAATGATGTGGTTACATACAATCCTTACAAATATGATTCTTTTGTTAATAAAACAACGGAAGAACCAATTTATAAGTCAAATGAAATTGAAATGATTAACATTAAAGATAAAATATTTTTAATAAACTAATATGGGGTTACCTAAAAAAATAAAAAAAGACATATCATTAATACCTAAGAAGACACTTCTTCCTAGACGACATGAGATTGCCGATATGATTTCGGAAGATGGTACTTATTTACCTAAAAGTTTATTACATGCTGATTTAGATAGGGGGTTTTTAGATTTTGTTAAAGACGGACTTAAAACTGTAGTTGAAGGAAAAACGGTACCAATGGTGGATGTTTTAATAACAACACAAAATTGGGCTCAATTTGTTGAGACGTGGAACTTTGAAAATATTGATAAGAATGTTGAACCACCATTTATTACGGTAATCAGAACACCTGAAGTTAAGTATGGTAGTAACCCAGCGGTTATGTATAATATCCCAAACAGAAGATTATATTACTACGCCAAAGTACCAACTTGGGATGGTCAACGTCATGGAATGGATATTTACAAGATTCCACAACCTGTTCCTGTTGATATAAAATACACCGTTGCAATTGTTTGTAATAGAATGAGAGAGTTAAATAAATTCAATCAAATTGTATTAGAAAAATTTGCGTCAAGACAATCATATCAAACTATTAAAGGTCACTATATTCCAATTGTTAATGATGATATTTCTGATGAGTCAATAATGGATTTGGAAAAGAGAAAAGTATACATTCAAAAATATACTTTCACAATGATGGGATTCTTAATTGATGAAGATGAGTTTGAGGTACAACCTGCGGTTACAAGAATATTCCAAATATACGAAACTGAAAGTAAAATTAAAAAAAGAAAACCTAAAAAAGAAGTTCCTAATTCACCACAAACTGCAACCTTTACATATTCAGATATTAACACAGAAAAGGAGGAAACATTTCATTATACCGTAAATATGCGTTTTATGGGTAGTGAAAACGTGGATTCATATTCTGTTTTTATTAATGGTGATTACTATGGTGATGATGTAGTTGTGGTATTAGTTAATAATGGGGATGTAATTAAAATAACAATTATTAAAGATAATCCTTCTGAACAATCTTCAATAGTATTTAGTGAAGAGTTACTTTAATCCTCCCCGTAGATATCTTTTTTTTCCTTACATTTTTCAAAAATAAGGTTCTCCAAAAACCTATACATTTTAATACCACGTTTATCGCAATACTTCTTTAGGGTCTCGTGTGATTCAACCGAAATCTTCAGGTTTTTTATCTTCTTAGTATCTTTATCCATAGGGCAGAAAAAAGGCAGAATAAAATCTTACCAAAATATAAATACTTTCTAATAAGTAAAGTTTTTCCTCAAATTATCAATATTTATATAATAAATAAAATTAAAACCAAAAATAAACTAAATTATGGCAACTAACGGTAAAGTATTCGTATCACCTGGTGTTTATACTTCTGAAGTGGATTTAAGTTTTGTGGCACAAAGTGTGGGAGTTACCACATTGGGTATTGCAGGTGAAACTTTAAAAGGTCCAGCTTTTGAACCGATATTCATCAAAAACTATGAGGAATTTCAAACTTACTTCGGAGGAACATCCGCAGAAAAATTCATAAACACACAGATCCCTAAGTATGAGGCCGCTTACATAGCAAAATCATATTTACAACAATCTAATCAATTATTTGTAACAAGAGTTTTAGGACTTTCTGGTTATGATGCAGGACCATCTTGGTCTATTGTAACTAAAGCAAATGTTGATCCAACTACCATTGACTTTTATTGTGATACACCACAAATAGTTGATTGTTTACCTTATTGTGATCCTGCAGATTATAAGATTATACCTTATGTTGTAGAATTTACGGGGTGTTCAAACTCACAAACAACTATTAGTTATACAACTAATTTCCCTGCTGAGATTGAAACTATATTAACTACTCAGTTTGAACAATTTAATGGAGATGTATCAACATTAGAAACTCAAATCAATACTATGATTTTTGATGTACTTACTGATGCTAACCCATTTACTGCACAAACTAACACAATAGATTATTTCGGAACAATTTATGGTCCTGATTATGATGCGTTATCAACAGTTTTCGTAAATGAAACTAATGTTTATGGTGTACCTTCAGTATCAAGTACTGAAACTAATTATGAATCACCATATAATGACCCTTGGTATTATTCATTATTTACAAATAATGGTAATAATAGTTATTCAGGATTCTCATTCTTTGCATATGTTGATGATTTGACTTTAATACCGGTAACTACAACAACAACAATTCCATTTACACCGACACCAACACCGTCGGCAGTTAATCCATGTGCTACGGCAACGCCAGCATTATCACCTACACCTACACCAACCGCAGTTAATACTAATTGTTATACAGGTACAATTAATGGATCGGTTTATTATTATACAGGTACATCATATACTAACTTTGATGATTTAGTTGTTGGTACATTAAGATCAAGAGGTATTGCAACATACGCAGATTCAACAAACCCATTGTTTGAAGTGACAAATATTAATAATGTAAATTTAAATATGTCAGGACAATATGTGGGAGTTCTTAAAAATCCATATTTACCATTCGTTGTTAATGTAACAAATGATGATGGAACTGCATTCTCTTTTGAGACATCATTTGCAACTTCAGATTCTCAGTACATTTCTAAAGTATTTGGATCAACTAACTTCCAAAAACCAAGAAAGAATGTTCCTTTATTCTTAGAGGAAAAATTCCAAGCTTTATTAAACTATGGATGGAACAAAGGTTTCATTAGAGGTTTGAGTTCAAACTTAATTGAATTAGATTCCGCACAAAGTGGACAACAAGATAGTATTGGATGGTACTTAGATAGATACCAATCACCAAGTACCCCTTGGATTGTATCTGAATTAAGAGGTACTAAAGTATTTAACTTGTTCAAGTTCTACTCAATTTCTGATGGTAACTCAGCAAACTCTGAAATTAAAGTTTCAATTATCAATATGTCATTCTCCAATGGAACATTTGATGTAATTGTAAGAGATTTCTACGATTCAGATGCCAACCCTACAGTTTTAGAGAAATTTACAAATTGTAGTATGGATTTAAATCAAAATAATTTCATCGGTAAAAAAATAGGTTCATTAGACGGAGAATATGCGTTGAACTCTAAATTTGTAATGGTTGAAATGAATGAGGACGCACCTATTGATTCATTACCTTGTGGTTTTGATGGATATACATTTAGAGAATATGCTGATGTAACACCTCCATTCCCTGTTTATAAAACTAAATATGATTACCCTGGTGAAATTATTTATAATCCACCTTTCGGTTTTACAAGTGGTAACGATGATTCAATCAGATCAAATGGTGATAACGTTAGAAGAACTTATTTAGGTTTCTCTAATAACATCGGATTTGACACAGACTTCTTCCAATACAAAGGAAAAAGAGCTCCAATTGATTTATGTAATGTTGATGGAGTTGAGTGGTCATACCAAACAAGAGGATTCCACATGGATAAAGATGCTAGTGTTATTGTAATAGGACCAGCATTTGCAACAAGTGGAACACCTAAATACTATGTTGGTGATGCTACATTCCAACAAGAACCTACAAGTGAAACAAGTCCATATTACAGAATTTACTCAAGAAAATTCACAACAATGTTCTATGGTGGTTTTGACGGATGGGATATCTATAGAGAATACAGAACAAATTCAGACAGATTTGTACTTGGTAGAAATGGATTCTTGAACGGAGCTTGTCCTTCACCAAGATATCCATTAGCAACAGGATGGGGAGCATTTAAACAAATCTCTATCGGTGATGGAACACAAAGTTTCGCAAATACTGACTACTACGCTTACTTATTAGGAATCCAAACATTCTCTAATCCTGAGGCGGTTAACATCAATGTATTTGTATCCCCAGGTATTGACTACGTAAACAATAGTGACTTAGTTGAAGCTACAATTGATATGATTGAAAACGACAGAGCTGACTCATTGTATATTGCAACAACACCTGACTACAATATGTTCTTACCTACTACTACAGGTGGTGATGGATTGATCTACCCACAACAAGCGGTTGACGACTTAGAACAAACAGGAATTGACTCTAACTACACGGCAACTTATTACCCTTGGGTATTAACTCGTGATAGTGTGAACAATACTCAAATCTACATCCCAGCAACGGCTGAGGTAACAAGAAACTTGGCATTGACCGACAACATTGCATTCCCTTGGTTCGCAGCGGCAGGTTACACAAGAGGTATTGTAAACTCAATCAAAGCACGTAAGAAGTTGACTCAAGAAGATAGAGATACTCTTTACCAAGGAAGAATCAACCCAATTGCAACCTTCTCTGATGTTGGTACAGTAATTTGGGGTAACAAGACTCTTCAAGTTAGAGAATCTGCTCTTGATAGAATTAACGTGAGAAGATTATTATTACAAGCTCGTAAATTGATATCTGCAGTTTCTGTGAGATTGTTATTTGACCAAAACGACGAACAAGTAAGACAAGACTTCTTAAATGCGGTTAATCCAATCTTAGATGCAATCAGAAGAGACAGAGGTTTATACGACTTTAGAGTTACGGTTTCAAGTGACACTGAAGACTTAGACAGAAATCAAATGGTAGGTAAAATCTATATCAAACCAACTCGTTCTTTAGAGTTCATAGATATAACATTCTACATCACTCCAACAGGAGCATCGTTTGACAATATCTAATCAGACAAATAAATTAAAGGAAAAGGGGAATTCGTTCCCCTTTTTTTATTTTCCTAATATTTATTAGTGTATGAAAGATTACCATAAAGTTATTGTTAAAGAAATTATCAACGAAATTATTCAGGAAAAACAAACACCGGTAATGAAATATTACGCTTTTGATTGGGATGATAATCTTATGTTTATGCCAACAAAAATATATCTTAAAGATGATAAAGGTAAAAGTGTTGGAATGTCAACTGAAGATTTTGCGGAATACAGAACTGATATTGGTGAAGAACCTTTTGAATATAAGGGACACACCATAGTATCTTTTGATAAAGAACCTTTCAGAGATTTCAGGGTGTCAGGAGACAAACAATTTATAACGGATGCAATGTCTGCACCAACAGGACCGGCATGGGATGATTTTGTGGAGGCAGTTAACAATGGTTCAATATTCGCTATTGTTACTGCGAGAGGACACACACCTTCCACGTTAAAAGAGGGGGTTTATAGATTAATTAAACAGAATAAATATGGTTTGGATTCAAATCAGTTAGCGAAAAATCTTTTAAAGTATAGGGATTTAGCGGATGAAGATAAATTATCTAAAGATCAACTAATACGATCTTACTTAGATATGTGTCGTTTTCACCCTGTGTCTTTCGGAGATGGTTCTGCAACTAACCCCGAACAAGGAAAAATAGATGCAATGGAAGAATTTGTGGGTTATGTAAAAAACTTATCACATTCATTACAACAAAAGGCATTTATGAAGAACAAGATTAGTAACTACTTTACACCATTTATTGGTTTTTCAGATGACGATGTAAGAAATGTAGAAACTATGAAGAAACATTTTGATAAAAAAGAAGATAATATATTAAAGACTTATTTAACTGCAGGAGGACAAAAGAAATTATATTAACTAGTTTGTCTGGTCTAGTATAAGAATATGTTCAAAAAAAATGTAAGTAAATAGAAAAAATTCATTATCGTGATATTTATAATAAAAAACTAAAATAAACTAAAAAATAAAATAAAAAATTATGGCTGATTTGTTAATGAAAATGCCGATTCCTTACGAACCAAAAAGAGACAATCGTTGGATTTTAAGGTTCCCTTCATCACTTGGAATTAATGAGTGGTATGTGGAAAGTACTGCGAGACCTAAATTAAAAATCGCTTCAGTTGAGATTCCCTTCTTAAACACTTCAACCTACGTTGCAGGTAGATTTAACTGGGAAGAAATTTCAGTTAAATTCAGAGATCCAATTGGACCTTCAGCGTCTCAAGCGGTTATGGAATGGATTCGTCTATGTGCGGAGTCTGTAACAGGTCGTATGGGTTATGCTGCGGGATACAAGAAAAATGTGGATTTGGAAATGTTAGACCCAACAGGAGTTGTTGTTGAGAAATGGATTTTAGAAGGGGCTTGGTTAACAGGATATGATGGTGGATCGTTAGATTATTCAAGTGATAAGATTGTGGGAATCACTTCAAGTATTCGTATGGATCGTTGTATATTAGTATACTAAAAAAATTTACTTTTAATATTAACCGTGTACATTTATGATGTATACGGTTTTTTGTGCAAAAATAAATTAAAAAAATATAAAAAAAATGGATCAAGACACGGCCTCTCATGGGCAAATGGATTTTAACTTACCACATGACGTGGTAACACTACCTTCAGGTGGTTTATTCTACAAATCAAAAAAGAAAAGTGTTAAGGTTGGTTACTTAACCGCAAGTGATGAAAATATTTTAGTTAATATTGAATCAAGAAAATCTATTAATGAGGGTGTTGTTTTACCCTTATTAAGAAATAAACTTTATGAAAAGGACTTAAGACCTGAAGAATTAATGGAAAGTGATATTGAAGCAATCCTTTTATTTTTACGTAATACATCATTTGGTCCTGAATATAGAATCACAACTATAGACCCTAGTAATGGGCAATCATTTGAAACATCGGTTATGTTGGATGAGTTAAATTTGACAAGACCAAAAGTACAACCTGATGAAGATGGAACATTTACGGTTAAATTACCAAAATCAAACGCGGACGTTAAACTTAAAATGTTAAGTTTATATGACACCATTGAAATTGCTAAAATAATTGACTCATACCCTGTAGGGTATACCGCACCTACAATAACGACAAGATTAAATAAAACTATTTTGGAATTAAATGGTAGTCCAGATAGAAATGAAATAAGTGTATTTTGTCAAAATATGCCAATTGGTGATTCTAAGTTCATAAGAAATTTCCTTAAAGAAAACGAACCGAGATTGGATCTAAGGAAAACAGTTTACGCCCCATCAGGAGAAAAAGTTGATGTCATCATCAACTTTGGGGTGGAGTTTTTTCGGCCTTTCTTCTAACCACTCAAAATTTTTATTAGACGAATTTTATTATTTAGCAAAATTCTTGAGGATATCGTATAACGATTTCTTAAAACTTCCAACCTACATCAGAAGATATCTCTTAGATAAGATAGTTGAGGAAAATACTCCTAAAACCTAATGATTAAATATTTATTGTAAAAACTATCAATGGGACCAAAATTTGATTTTAAAACCACAACCAACGAACAGATAACGGAGTATATTAAAACACTTGTTGATGCCGGTTATCAAGAAGGTAAATCTGATGGGGAAGAAATTCAAACCGAAAGATCTTATACGTCGAAGAAAGGTGATGCGGGAGATACAAACACAGCATATATAACTGATGTTACCAACCTTACCGAAGTGGGAAAGGGGTTAGAATCCGTTATCAAAGATTTTACTGCTGCTGCTAATCCAGAAAATTTTAAAGGAGCCGATTATTTACGAGACGCATCTCAAGAAATGGCAAATTCGTTAGGTCTTGGTCAGGCTAGAATGTCTGAAATGAAAACAACAATTGCCGATGCGTTACCTGAAATGCTCAGACTTGGAATTGAAGAAAACGATGCGTTAGACGCTATGGTAAATATACCAAAAGAGTTGGGTATTAACACTTCTTTAGGTAAAGAGGCTCTTGTTGAGATGGCGGTAGCCGCTAATGTAACGGGTGTAAATGTAGGTAAATTAGCGACAGAATTTAAGGGTGTTGGTATTTCATTATATGATGTTGGTGATAAAATGGCCGAAGTTGCAAATTATGCTAAAAGTGTTGGAGTAAACGTAAAGGCGGTTTCAAGTGAGGTTGTTACTAATTTAAAACAATTAAATTTATTCAATTTTGATAGTGGTGTTAAAGGGTTGGCTAAAATGGCGGCACAAGCGTCTATGTTAGGTATTGATATGGCCACCACATTTGAATTGGCAGAAGATCTTATGTCACCTGAAAAGGCAATTGAGATGTCGGCAGCACTACAACGTTTAGGTGTTTCAAGTAGTGCGTTATTAGATCCATTGAAAGCGATGGATTTGGCTCAAAATGATCCTGAAGCATTACAAAAAGAAATGATTAATGTTTCTAAAGAATTTACCAAATTAAAAGCGGATGGTTCAGGTTTTGAAATTTTACCTGGTGCAAAACGTAGGTTAAGAGAAGTTGCGGAAGCGATGGGTATGAGCGCCACTGAATTGGCAAATATGTCAATTAAAAGTGCTGATTTGGACATGAAGATGAGTAAAATTAAATTCCCAAGTTTGGCGTCATCTGAAGAGGATAAATTGTTAATTGCTAATATGGCCCAAATGAAAGGTGGCGAGGCGGTACTTCAGATTAGAAATGACAAAACAGGTGAAATGGATGACATTAATGTTAAAGATTTAACGGCAGATCAAATTACAAAATTAAAAGAACAACAATCAAATGAAAATAAAACAATTGAAGAAATTGCTTTAGATCAATTAACTGCTTTAGAAAAAATTAACACCTCGTTAAATGCGGGTAAACAGGCGGTAAATCTTGGTAAGGCATCAACACCAACAATGGATAGGTTTTATAATGTTATTAATAACGCCGGAGCAATAAGTGCAACAAATTTAACTAAAGGTATTACAACAGAAAATGTTAGGGGAGCGGCAACTGAAGTCCTTACTCCTTTAGAAGAACAAGTAGTTAAATTCTTTCAAGGTGATGCTACTTGGGCATCAGTTACGGAAACTTTAGTTGGGGTTAAAGACAGTCTTTTGGGTATTGCTGGCGATCTTACTAAAGGCGGGTCAAATGTTTTACTTAAAACAAGTACGGATGTAATTAATATGTTTACTAAAGAATATTCTTCAGCTGGTGTAAACCCAACTCAAATGACATTTGATCCAAATAATCCATTTTTAACACAGATGACGGATTGGGTTGACCAATTAACAAAAGGTGGAGTTAAGGAAACAAAATCTACCTCTGACGTTAATCTTAATATTAAAGTAGATGGATCAAGTACGTTACCAAACGGACTAAGTGCGGAAGTATTTAAACCTGCCTTTGAAAGATATTTAAGTGAACCAGCAAATACATCTAAAGTAAAAGAAATATTAGGATCTAATAATTCAGGACTTCTTACAAATCAATAATAGAAAATTATCAAAATTATGTTTTCTATAAAAAAGATCTCAAGGTATTTATTAATAAAAAAGTATGTCGGATAGTACATTATCGTTTGCGTCCTCGTCAAATTTTAGGGATATATTATTAGCCCGTAATTTACAACCATATTCGGTACCAGGGTCTTATTCTCCTAGTAGTAATAGTGTTAATTACGAGACTAATCTTTCTGTAGCAAATGTTATTGACTCACCAAACGGATTAATTTCAACAAACCAACTTGCTAATAGTTTATATTCACTCAATGAATACGGACCCGAAGGTGGTTATGACGGGAAATATTCTGTACCTGGAGCACCACTACCCGTGGAATCAAATTCAGGGCCATACGCACCAACAGATACAGTATTAGATTTAGTTAATGAGTTTTATATTGATGCGGCATACGTACAAAACATTTACGGACCTGAAGGTGGTTTTAAAGATTTAGTTATTATAACCGATGTGGTTGGTAATCCTAAAATGTATACACCATATTGGGATCCCTCAACATTTGTAACCTCATCCTATTCTCCATACGAGATAGTTTTTAGTAATAATCCAAATGGAAGTAATGGTCCTCTATCTCAAGATACTTATTTAGCAAAAATTGGTGCGGCACAACTTAAAAGTTTATTTGAAGAAAGAATTGCAAGTGAAATACTACAAGCAAGTGTTGGTAGTGTTAATTTAGATTCATTACAAGATCCGTTTAGTGCAAGTATGATTGCCACAGGTCAACAACCATTCTTTACAAAAAATTGGAGAATTACCGTACCTGAAAACCCAATAAGTGCTTCTGTAACATTGGCAAATAGATTAACAGGAACATATTTCCCTGTATCATTTATTCCTGGTGATTATTTTGATGAATCGTTTATAGATAATCCACAAACTGAAGCTGCTTTAAATGTTGCAAATAATTTAACAGGTGGATTTTTGGGACCAATCTTAAATAAATTTAAGAATCCCTCTGAAATATTTGTTGCAAACACAGGATTTGGACAAAGGTCAGTATTATTCTCAAGTTTAGATTATAATAAATATAGACCGGCTTATAGTAGAGGTATCATACAAGGTGCAACAACTGCAATAGATAGATTATTCAATCAAGATAAATCACAAAGTGGTGGTTATTATGTTGGTAGTCCGAATTCTGAACCTTCTCAGATTGATTCACCGGCAAATCAAGTCCCAATTGGGAAAAATGGTAGACAAGTACAAACTATTGTTTATGGACCACAAGAACTTGGTATTCTATATGAAGGTAATGAAGCTCAATTACAATTTGGTTTAAAAGGAAAATCATATACCGATGGTGGTGGTATTGATGGGCAATTTATTTGGACATCACCAAAATATAAAGACAATGCAGGATTTAAAGTGGGTCCTGGTGGAGTTGTCACAAGATTAGATAATGAATTTGAAACAATTAAAAGTGATTATGGTAGATACCAATCAACAGATATTGATTTCAAAGGTGATTCAATCTTAGATAAAACACAAAGACTTATTGAATCTGCGGATCAAGTACAAGGTCAAGCAAGATTAAAACACGTTGGTAATGCAATTAACCAAGTGTCTAAGGTATTCAACGATGGGTACAAAGAGATGACAAAGGGTTCTATGGTATTATCTTATACTGATCAAGCTGATGGGTCTCAAGCGGGTATTGAGTATTGTAGAGTGTTCCAAAAAGACACACCTTACTTTACATATGCTGACTTACAAAAGAGTGATGGTATTACAACTGAAGGTAGAAAATTCTCGTATTCAGTTTTGGATAAGACATATAATCTTAACATTGCTCCACTTAAAAATCCTGGATCAACAAATATTGTAGATAACAAAGTTAAAAAATATATGTTCTCTATTGAAAATTTAGCGTGGAGAACTTCAGATAGACCTGGATTTACTTACGATGATTTACCTGTTTGTGAAAAAGGACCAAATGGAGGTAGAGTCATGTGGTTTCCACCATATGATATTTCATTTAGTGATGATAGTACTCCTGATTTCTCATCAACTAATTTCTTGGGTAGACCCGAACCAATATACACTTATAAGAACACTTCAAGAAAGGGTAGTATAAGTTGGAAGATTGTTGTGGATCATCCGGCAATTATGAATACTATTATTCAGAAACAATTGGCGGGAGTTGCAAAACAAAGAGTAGATTCAATTGTTGATTCATTCTTTGCGGGGTGTACAAAATATGATATGTATGAATTAGGTATTAAATTTAACACAATACCGACAAGAGATTTATTTACATACCAACAAATATTAAATAACCCAAGATTAACCAATGAAGAGTTGGGTCAGGTTGCGTTTGAAATACCTGTTGATCCTCAAGTTATTGTTGAAAAAACTGCGGAAGGTGGTGATAGTGGAAAAGATGGCACGGGTAGTAATAGTACCATAACAAATGCAACATCAACATTACAAAATTCGGATGAGTTAAAAGAATTTTTAAATTATGCATTTTATTTTGAAAATGATTGTCCTGAATGTTACGGTTCATATGCAACAACCTCATCAAAACCATTTGATAGTTGGTATGATTCATATATTCCTAAACAAAGTACAACATATGTAACAAAAGCTCCGGCAACAGTTTATGTTGGATCAGAACCGTTTACCAAAGAAGGTGTACAAACATTTTTTAATAATGTAATTAAAAATAATTTTGATAAATTAAAAACTGATTTCTTAAAAAAATTAAAAGAAATAATAATAGATAAAAATGGTACGGTTGTATTAACATTAAGAGGTTCGGCATCGGCACCTGCAAAAGTAGGGTATAACAAAAAATTATCACAAAGAAGGGTAGATAGTGTACAAAAATGGTTTAAAAATCAAAAACTTGGGGATAAACTTATAAGTGAATTACCTGAAGATAAATTTAAAATTATAATTGAAACACAGGGTGAGGAGGAAGTCGTAACTGTTGGTAATTCTAGTTCTAATACCGCATCTGCAAGTGGATCCACTAGTCCTGTAAATGGTATATCTGTTAATTGTAGTACAAATATAACTACAACTCCGTCTGTGAATACAACTGGTGGTGATATTGTGGGAGCTTCTTCTAATAGTGCAGCGCAATGGTGGTCAGTACCTGCAATGGCTTGTAGACGAGTTGCTTTAACTAAAATTGAGGCTAAGGTCCCACCCGACCCAATCCCTGTTGAAAAACCAAAAGACCCAAAAGAAAATGAGACAGGAGATGGTGACGGAACTAACACATTTAAACCTGGTGATCCATCTAAAACAATCAAACCATCACCTAATTTAAGGATTGAACAAAAAATTAAAGAAGGTATATCTAAAAAAATATTAAGATTTTTATTCTCAGAATGTGATTACTTTGAGGTTATTAAGGAAAGTGATCCTATGATATATGATAGTATCAAACAAAAGATTAAGTACTTTAATCCTGCGTTCCACTCAACAACACCTGAGGGATTAAATGCTAGACTAACGTTTTTGAATCAATGTATGAGACCTGGTCAAACAATTCCTGTAATTGGACCTGATGGTAGACCAAAATATAATGATGCGTTAAATACGTCATTTGGAGCACCTCCAATCTTAATTTTAAGAATGGGTGACTTTTATAATAGTAAGATTGTCCCAACATCATTATCTATTGCTTATGATCCAATAACATTTGATTTAAATCCTGAAGGTATTGGTGTACAACCAATGATTGCTAAAGTGACAATGGCGTTTAACTTTATTGGTGGTCATGGACTTAAAGAACCTGTTGAAGAATTACAAAACGCATTATCGTTTAACTATTATGCGAACACCGAAATTTATGACGAAAGAGCAACGGCAACTGAAAGTACTGAGGCAAGAGATAAATACATGGTTGAGAAGATATTGGCTAACCAACCAAAAGTAACAACTGCCAGTGTTGTAAATCAACAACCAAAAAGAGGTGGGGAAGCAATTGGAACAATATCGGGGGATACTGATATTGATTACACTAAATTCGTAAATGACTATTGGAATAGTACTAAAGAATATTTTGATGCTTATATTAATACAAATGCGACAATTGGTAAAAACTATAACATAGGTATTTTAGATTTATTATTTACAGAAAGAGATTACTCTACAGGTACTGCAGAATTTACACCTGTAATTGAAGTTCCAATTTATGGTAAACCAAGTAATGTTGAAGACAAATTGGATAAATTATTTAATAAAGTTAATGGGGATATTTCACAAAGGAACGATCCTTTTATGCAAGTGGTTACCATAAATGATCAATCTATAACTAATGGTGACAAAAGAGAAATTGAAAATAAATTAAAAGAGTATGTAACAGGAATTAAAACAGATTTTATTACAAATGTTAGTAATAGTGTAAACGATTTAGTTTTATTACAACAGGACTATATTCAATATATAAGAAAGGCAAATTTGGTATTATCAAAAACTGACGGAATAATGAATTCAAATAATGAACCTGATGTCTATGATATTTCAGGAGTTACAGATTCATTTACTCAGTTACAAACTTATTTGAAAAAAATAACAGATAAACATATTGAATTTTATCTTGTAAATGAAGGAATAGTTGAAGCACAGGAATGTTTATATTTAAAAGAAGATTATTATAAAAAATTATCTTCAACTTTTACAGATGATAGAGGTGGTCCCCCTAGTGATTATAAAACCTCTAGGAAAATTTAATGAATAGTGATCCTTCTAATAGATTTTATCAAGTGATGGCAAACATATTTAATGATGAAAATAGTAAAAATGAGTTAAAAACGTTCATACTTAATGGCCAATATAGTAACATAACTTTTGTTACGGATGTTGTTGATAAAGCAATTTTAAGTTGTTCAAATAACTTTAACCCATACACTAAAGTTAATAAAGATAGTTATGACAAAATAAAGACCAATCAATTATATTTAAATTTAATGATAAGTCCAATAGAGGATGATGTTAAATTTGGATTAACATATAAAAAAGTTAGTGGTACCTCATCACAAAAAAAGGCGGTAAAAGAATTATATTCAAATGTGAATGTGGATAATAAAGAAAAAACCTTTGATGGTAAAATTAAATTTAATTAAAAATGAATTTACAATATTATAACAGATATAATGAGTTTTTAATAAATGGACAACAAACAGTTGTTCCGTACATAAATTTACCTGCAAAAACAACTGATAAAAATTTCATATACAAAGTTGGACAATCAAGGTTAGATAAGGTATCATTCCAATTTTATAATACACCATATTTTGGTTGGTTAGTACAAATGGCAAACCCCCAATATAGTGGTATGGAATCAAACATACCCGATGGAGCAATTTTAACAATACCATTCCCCCTTGTTAAGTCATTACAGGATTATAAAAACGAATTAGAAAATTATTACTTCTATTATGGTAGATAAAGGTGAAAATATATTAGTGGAATTTGATTATGATAACATTACCTTAATAGACCCAAATAAAATTGTAGATAGTGAAGGTAAAGTTAGTGATAGATTAGTTAAACATGAGAACCTTGTGTTTTATGCAAATTTAGAATGTAATGTATTACCAAGAACTAAATTAGCCTTAGGTTCGGCATTGAATGATTCCGTTAGAACTGTTTCCGTTGGTAAGATTAATTTCTTAAATCCTGGTAACAAAACGTTCATGGATAACAGATATACCGATGAAATCACCGGTAAAGGATCTTTACAGGGTCAAGGGGTAAATCAACCAAAATTAAACGCAGTTCAAAACCCAAACAAATCCGATGATTTTTACCTTACACAGAGTACGTATTCAAATGGTACACCTGGTGCGGTTGACAATGGTTTATTAGGTATAACTGAGATACAGGTTGCAATTGATACAAGTTTCTTACCTACCGTAACGGTTAACTTAACAGATGTTAAAGGAAGAGCATTATTTGAAGGTGGGAACAACTCACCTTACTCTGCGTTTTTCCAATTACCATATCCTATGTTTTATTTAACATTAAAGGGATATTACGGTAAGGCAGTTAGATTACCATTAATGTTACAATCGTTTACATCAAACTTTGATAATACAACAGGTAACTTTAAGATTGTATTAAAGTTTTTTGGGTATAAGTATACGGTGATGTCTTATGTGAATTGGGGGGCTATGATGGCGGTACCACATATGTATAATAATTTTGTGTCAACTGCACAAGCAAGTACAAACACACCTGCGGGATCTAACCTTGATAAAATGTCAGCAAAACAAGTTAGTAGGGGGTATCAAAAAATGAAAGAATTATATTCTGAATATAAATCAAAAGGTTTAATTGACGATGATTTTCCTGAGATAACAATTACACAATTAAAGGCTCGTTTAGATAGATTTATTAATAATATATTAGAAAAATTTACCAAAGAAAATTTGGGATCAATAACAGAATTAGATAATTTTCAAACTCAGTTAACGGAATTTCAGAAAAAAGTATTTTTTTATGGTGATTCATGGTTTGAAACATACATGGATAAAACAACTTCATATAATTTAAAAGACACTAAGGAAGTTGTTTATACGTATAAGAAAGACTATTCGGATCCTAACAAACAAGCTGAGGCTGAAACTAAATTGGCGGGTATTTTTACTGAATATCAAAAATTATTACAAAGTAATAGTGTTGCGGGAAAAAATGGTAGTTATACGGTTGGTGGTAAAATCACAAAAAGTGAAGTACCTATTGATGCAACTGTAGAAAAATGTTACGCAAAAATTAATCCACTTACGGATATTGATTTTGCAAAAACGTATGAAGAAAGAAACGGTAAACCTGCAAAGACACAAACTGAATTAGATACGTTCATTGCGACTAACTCAATTGTACCTGGAACTAAGTTCTTTGTGTTTGAGGGTACTGATCACTTTATTGATATAACAGAAAAGGCGGCCAAAGAATCGTCAAAACTTAGAAGAGAAATTGAAGAAAAAATTACCGATAATCTTAATGAACAATTAAGTAATAAAGACACTGGTGTTGGGTTTAAACCATCTATTAGAAACGTATTAGCAGTTTTCTTTGCACAAGGTGAAGCGTTTATTCGTTTAATGGATGATGTCCATTCTAAAGCTTGGGATTTAAGGGAAAATAAATACAGACGACAAGCAATTTTTGGCAGTAATAGTAGTGCATTGAGTGTGGATGTTAAATCATCTACCCAAAATAATGAACCGATTTATCCTTGGCCTCAAGTTATTAAAGAAACTTTAGGTGATGATAAACAAGAGAAATTTGAAATTGTTTATCCGGGAGACAAATCAATTTCAACCATGACAAAGGCGTATATTCCTGAAATATGGCCTGAAGTTGAATTTGTTGAGGAATTTATTAAAGGTTATACTGATAGGGTACCTAAAAATCCTGATTATGGTGATGAGTCTAATGTGGTTACAAGACCAAATAGATTAAGTTTAAATGCTCTTGATTTCCCTGTGACAAATGAGGTATTCCAAAACAAAGAAGAGATAAAATTCTTTTATGAGATTTATGAAAGGATTATGGTTAACACTTATTATTCTAAATTAAATAGACAATCAGGATATGATGCGAGCATCTTTATGGTTGAAGCGGAAGACGAAAAGATTAATATACTTAAGAGTTTAGGTAATGATAATCCATTTTTAACTCAAAAACTAAAACGATACTTAATTGATCAAAATAATTTCTTAACATTTTTAAGACACATTTCAAATCAAGGAGAAGGTGAAAGTTGGCAAAAATTCATAAGAGGAGAATTCACAATAAATTACCTTAAGAATAAAACTAACGTACCTTTTGAATTATTTAATCAACAAATTTTAACAAATGAAAGATCTCAACCAAATGTTTCATTAACTGATGAATCAAAAATAATAGACTACATAGGGAATCAAACCTCTAGTAATGAATTTGATTTTTCTGATATGTACCCTATTACTAATTTTAATTGGTGTAAGAATTATCTTGCGGATGGGGAAGCACTTCAAAATGTTAATTTGGCTTATAACACTAAAGACGTATTATCTTACAATACAACACATAAAACAATTTGTAATTTTAATAACGACGATACTAACGATAAGAAAAGACCTATAACTAACTTTAACTATAAGGCTGACGTATTTAGTCAAAATATTGACACTTCTAATTTCAAAACATTCTATAATAGTAGAAAAATTGAGGAACAATTCACAACTGAAGGTAATTTAAATTACACTAACTATGATGGATTTGTAACCGACACTCAGACAACTTCAATATTGAACACACCTTATTTTATAAATGCAATTCAAAATGGTGTGTATAATTTTAGATATAAACCAAATGATTTATCATCTTATAAACAAGCTGCATATCTATTCTTAAATAGTTTACCACTAGCAAGTCTTAGAGAAAAATATAGATCATTTAACGAACCTAATGATTTAAGTTATATCTTATCAACCATTAAAAAATTTGGAGCGGTACATAAATTACCATACGCTTGGGTTGTTAAATATGGTTCCATATGGCATAGATATAAAACTTGGAATGATACTGGTGTAGATATATTAGATGAGGTTTGGAAAGATTTTGATTATTTAGGTAATTATGATCCCGTAACATCAGCATCAACAAAAGTTTATTCTTTGAATATTGAAGGATTACAAAACAATATAGTTTTAGAAAATACAGTAAGTGCAACACCAAACTTAGTTGCATATAATTCAACAACTATGAATACAGGGTTTTTCCCTAAGTTGTATGATGATATGAATGTATTCTTACAAGGATTACAATTATTTTCTGGAGCAACACAATTAAATGGTACTTGTAGTATTGTTGGAACAACATTAGACGTTTATACTATTAATGATAATAACTTGGCTCCTGGCGAAATATTAGCTGGACCAACAGTAGATGTTAATACAACTATTGTATCCCAAATAAATGGAACAACAGGAGGTGTTGGTAAATATGTTGTTGATATATCTCAAAATACATCAATATTAAATGGTACGTGTAATGTTAATGGAACAACAATGGACGTTTTAACGTTTACGGGTGGTACATTATCCGCAGGACAAATTATTTCAGGTCCAACTCTTGCTCTTGGAACTAAAATTGTTAGTCAAGTGAGTGGTACTACAGGAGGTGTTGGACAATATATTATTGATATAACCCAAACACTTACAGGAGAAAACTTTACTGTGGTTACACCAAATATTTTTTATGTTACTAATTCAGCAACAGGGGGGTATTCACAAACTGAAATCCAAACATTAATTAATGATGGTAAAATGGTGATGACAACAAATTCATCAGGTAAAATTATTGAAATAAGTGGTTTTGATCCTAACGATAATGATAGATCATTAAAAATAACACCTTGGTCAACAATAGTTAAAACTACTGAAGGTGATAAATATTTTATAATGCCGTCTTTTGGTTATACAAAAAATCAAACAAAAGACGAGTGTTTTAAAAATAACAAAATGAAAGTAGAGGTTTCTAGTAATCCTGCGGTCTTTAACGGATCGGTTAGATTATTTTGGGGATCACCAAACTATGGTTATTTTGATAATACTAAAATTACAAAACCAAACCCTGATTCATATTTGAAAGAAATATTGTCGGATAAGAAAACACAACAGAATTTTTCATTGAATGGTGATATTACAAAATACGATAAAATATCGGAAATGTTTACAACATTTGATACGGAAATATTAGATTACTTTGAACAAGAGTTCTTAAATTTTAGTAGATCAATTTACGATTTTAAGACATTGGTTCCAAGTGATAAAGATGTTGAAACTGAATCTGAAAGATCATACAAGAACTTTCAATTATTAATGAGAGAATTATTAGTTGTTGAAAAACCATCTACCCTTAATTCCGAGGGGATGATTAATTCTGTTATAGAAAAACAAAAAACAAATTTTCAAGGGATACTAACTAATTTCTTAGAATATAATGTTGTATTGAAAATGGGTAACCCATCTATGTTTGATAGAAGAACATTCTTAACATTCTCCACTAAATTCTTAATTGATCCTGTATCGTATCAAGGGTACAATCAAGGAACAACAGGAAGTTTACCATCAAATGGTGGAACCATTACATTGGCTCAATCTAAAACTGCAAACCCTGAAACATGGAAAACGTTGGAGAAATATGTTGGATTTTCTGAAATACCTGAGTTAGTCTATTCCGATAATGGGTCATATATTACGGATTTCTTTATTGATTTGAATGTTCAATTTACGGAAAAAAATGTTAAAGATTTTGCTCCGTTGATTATGTTATATGCAACTCAGAAACTTAATAATTTCAAAGTTCCAACAAATAACGTTGTGATACCAAATCCTGTACCTACACCCGTACCAAGTCCTCAAACACCTGGTGATTTATTAACTACAGTAACACTTAAAGATACTAAAACAATTTCCGTATACAAATTTGGACCACAAAAATATGGTGTTTATAAAGATGCAACAGGAACAATTTTATTTACAGGACAACCTGTAAGCGCATCATTATACCCATTGAATGCTCCTATTGTTGATGCGATTATTATAAGTCAATACCCCCCTACAGGTTTATCATCAAACCCTAATGATCCTCAATTTATTGTTAGTACTGTTAATGTAACTACTTCACAAGTAACAACAACTACGACAACTCTTCCTATTGTACAAAATTTAGGTAATAGTGTAGATGGTGTTAAGTTTTATGGTCTTATGGATGAATACCTTGATAAATCAGAAACTTATTTAAAAAATGTTATTTCTAATTTAATGACAGGTGTACGAGCTGGCTTACCAAATATTACAATAGAAGGTGATAAAGGTAATAAGTCACAACTTGAGGGAGAACAAACAAGAGTTGAGATGTGGGAAACATTCAAAGCGTTCAATGATACATGGGTTGCCGGTGGTGACTTTAAATCAAAAACAATGTTTGAAGATGTTTTATTATTTGATAGGGCAAGTAGAGACGTTGGACAAAAAGTTTATGTTGACATCTTCAAAATTAAAGATTTAATTGAAGGTTCATTATACAAAAATAATATTTTAGATATTGTATCAACAATATTATCACAAAATAATTTTACTTATTTCCCATTACCAGCTTACGCTAATTTCTATAACGCACAAGACGCAGAAAAAAATCCTGTACCAAGAAGTGAAGGATCAACTGAATTTGCTAACTCATTTTGGGGTACGTTCTTAAATGTGGATTATAGAAATACATCACCTAAGTTTTTATGTTATTATGCAAACAAACCTAGTCAGTATGTGGATATGAAGGACAATGTTGATTATAGATTTAGAGACGATGCGTTTGACCTTAGACGAGCAAGTGATAACCCATTAGTTGAGAGTCAATCTAACAAAAAGAATTGGGATAAATCAAATAAGGTAGTTGGATTTAATATTGATATTAGTAATCAAAATCAACAAATATTTAAAAACTTTAGTGTTGGTCAAGATGTTGGAAAACCTACCGCAGAATCTTTGGAAATGTTAAATCAAATGGCAAATCAAAGTAGAAACAGAAGTACAGGATCTCAAAATGTATCTTTATATAACTTATATAGAAATAGAAGTTACGAATGTTCTGTTGATATGTTGGGTAATGCACTTATACAACCAATGATGTATTTTAATGTAAGAAACATACCTATGTTCTCAGGTCCATATATGATTACTTCAGTAAGTCATAATATTAGTGATGGTGAATTTAGTACAACATTTAAAGGTACAAGACAACCTTTTTATAGTTTACCTAAAATTGATAGTTTTATACAATCTTTAAGTTTGGACATAATATCTAAATTACAGGAACAAGTAAAAGCAAATGAGGAGAAATCTAAATCATCACCTGAAAACGTAATATTCCAAAAAAATAATGTGGTTTCAAATGTAACTGGTACTGATACAATAACTAAAAATCAAGATTGTTCTGATAAAATTAATAGTGGTTATGTTGGATATACACCATTAGATAATCCAACATCAACTCAAATATCATATAAGGACTTTAAAAAACTACTTGGAGATAGAATTGTCGCAAGTGGAATACCAAAAGAAACCACAAGTAATGGGGTGACAAAACTTACGGATAATTTTATAAATTTATCTTATTATTTATTCTCATTTATTTATTTAGACTCGGCATCATCAAGTGGAATGAAAGCTTATGAGAATAATTATAGTACAATTAATTTAACTGAAACTTATGGGGCGGTACTTGCCACAACAACTAATAAAAAGTACTATTGTCTTTCAAGAGGTACTAATTTAAACATACCAATTGTGTCATTTATATCTGCTGAAAAATTTGTGGATTTTGCAATTTCTAAATTTAAAGATAAATTATCTTTAATTAATACAAATCTTACTGCTCAAGAGGATATTGTTAAATTGTATGTTACAAAGTATCCAAGTACTCAACCTGATAATGTTTATACTGAAATGACAGAACAAGATAAAAATACATTACAAAATAAAGTAAAACAGGCAATAGATATATATAACTCATTAAATTAATTTTATTGAATAACTAGATATTTATAAATAAAAACAATTATGGATACAAAATTAATTTTAGACAACTACTTGGGTAAAAACACAAGAGTGTCAGAGAAAGATAAAGGTAATGGGTACAAAGAAGTTTGTGACTTAGATACTGGAGATTGTTATACGCTTAGAATAAAAGACGGATTAATTGAGAGAGTTGATAATACTATGAACACATTCAAAAAAATCCAAGTTGAAACTAAAACAGGAATTAAACAATTATTAAACGGATAACCATGGCAATAGATAAAAAAATATTAAAAGAAATAAGTAGATTTAATTCTATTAACAAATACATAAGTGAACAAGTTGATCCTGCATTAGACCCAGCGTTGGCACCACCTGCGGATCCTGCTTTAGCACCTGATCCTGCCGCTGGAGCTCCACCTGTTGATCCTAATGCACCTGTTGATCCTAATGCTGCACCCGCAGACCCTAACGCAGTTGCTCCAATTCCACCGGCAGCACCTGTTGATATTGCAACCGATCCTGAGGTAGAAGAACTTGGTGCTGAGGGAGAAGAAGAAGAAAACAAAGAAGAATTGGATGTTACAGATTTAGTTGCAAGTCAAAAAAATATGGAACAAAAACAAGAAGAATATTTTGATAACCTATTCGCTCAACTAAAAACTCTTGAGGAAAAATTAGGTGAAATGGATGGTTTGGTAACAACCATAAATAACTTAGAAACTAAGTTTGATAAATTTAGACCAAAAACACCACAAGAAAAATTAGAACTAAGAAGTTTAGATTCAGGACCTTTTAACCAAAAATTATCTGATTTCTTTCAAGACAAAGAACCTGATATGGAAAAATCGGGTAAAAATGAATATGTGTTAACAACTGATGATGCTAATAATTACTCAACAAATGATGTTGAAACTTCATTTAATGATTACGACGACGAAGACACAAATATGATGTAATACTTTAGAGAGGGACATCAATGTCCCTCTCAAGTTTTTTTTAAATATTTTATTGACTACCCTACTTTTTATAACTATATTTTCTACGTAAACCTTTAATAAATATATACAAAATGGCGACAAACAATGTTTTAGATGCAGTTTTGGCTCAGTATGAGAGTTCAAAACAAAGTGGTTCTTCTTCCACTTCAAAATTCACACAAGAAGAAAGAATGAAAAAGTATTTCGCAGCAATCCTTAAGGATAACGAAAAACAAGGTCAACGAACAATCCGTATTTTACCTACAACTGATGGATCATCTCCTTTTAAGGAAGTTTGGTTTCACGAAATCAATGTTGATGGTAAATGGCAGAAGTTCTATGATCCAGGAAAAAATGACAACGAACGTTCACCTTTGAATGAGGTATATGACGAGTTAATGTCAACAGGTCGTGAATCCGACAAACAATTAGCAACACAATACAAAGCACGTAAGTTTTATATTGTTAAAGTAATTGACCGTGACCACGAAGAAGATGGTGTTAAATTTTGGAGATTTAAACACAATTACAAACAAGAAGGAATCCTTGACAAAATTATTCCGATTTGGAAAGCAAAAGGTGATGTTACTGACTCTGATACTGGTCGTGACTTAATCCTTGAACTTACAAAGGCAAAGACTCCAAAAGGAGCAACGTATACGGTTATTCAAACTGTTATGTATGACGATCCAGCACCAACACATGAAGATGCTGAACAATCATCAGCATGGGTCAACAATGAGTTGACTTGGGAGGACGTATACTCTAAGAAACCTGTTGAATATCTTGAATCAATTGCAAGAGGTGAAACTCCACGTTGGGACACTGACGCAGGAAAATACATCTACTCAAATAATCAAGAAGAAGAGATTTCTATGGGTGGAAGTGTAAAGTCTGAAGTTAAAAAGGCTGATCCTCAGTCTAATCAAGAAGTTGACGAAGATTTACCATTCTAATTAAACTTTAACATGGACACTTGGAATACTGAGTGTCCATATTTTTTAAAATCAAAAAAATGAGCAAAATAGCAGAAAAAATGTATGAGGCATTGTCCTTAAAATATCGTAGTGAAATCGCTGAGGCGGAAGCAACATTATTAGTTTATTTAACTTCACCTGTCGGTATTGGTGAACACCCACAACATCTTGAAGAAATGGATAAGTTGGTTGAAAAATTCGCTAATGCACAAGATAAACTTGAGTCATTGGAAAAAATTCGTAAATATAATTCAGTAATTACACAATAACATGGCGATAAGAAAAAGAGAAATATCTTTAGAGACAATCAAAGGTAAGTACTCAACAAAAACAAAATACAAACCAGAAAGTTTTTATAATCTTGGGGAGGCTTTTTTGGGGTCATCTGGATTACCGGGACCCATTATGGGGGGTATAAATATGTTTTTAGGTCACTCTAATACTTCAAAAACAACGGCAATGATCCTTGCTGCAGCAGACGCTCAAAAAAAAGGACATTTACCTATTCTTATTATTACTGAGAAAAAATGGTCTTGGGAACACGCTATTGAATTAGGGTTACAGGCAGAAAAAAACGAACTTGGTGAGTATGATGGTATGTTTATTTTTAATGATTCGTTTGATGTGATTGAACAAGCAACTGAATTTATTAATGATATTCTTGATGCCCAAGAAAAAGGTGATATTCCTTATAGTTTATTATTTTTGTGGGATAGTATCGGTAGTATACCTTGTCAGATGACTTTTGATGGTAAAGGTGGAGGAATGCACAACGCAAAAGTATTAGCGGATAAAATTGGTATGGGAATTCATTCAAGAATCTCAAAATCTAAAAAAGAAGAATATCCGTATTACAACACTTTGGTTATTTTAAATCAACCTTGGGTGTTACTTCCTGATAATCCATTTGGTCAACCTGAAATCAAAGCTAAAGGTGGTGAAGCGGTATGGTTGGCATCATCATTAGTGTTCTTATTTGGTAATCAGAAAAAGGCAGGTATTAGTCACATTGATGCGACTAAGAATGGTAGAAAAGTATCGTTTGCAATTAGAACTAAGATTTCAATATTAAAGAATCACGTTAATGGTCTTGGGTATAAAGATGGTAAGATCATCGCAGTACCACAAGGTTATATTACAGACACAAAAGAATCTTTGGATAACTATAAGAAAGAATATTCTGATTATTGGGAAACAAAATTAGGGTATTCAGATTATTCTTTGGATGAATCTGATGATGACTCTGACGAGTAAAAAGTATTTCAAACGACTTAAAAATTTTAAATGGTCAAAACATTAATTGTTGATGGTAACAATTTATTAAAAATAGGATTTCATGGGGTTAAGGATTTTTATAATAATGGGGAACACATTGGTGGGACTTGGTATTTTCTTAACACAATTCGTAAATTTTTAGAAGAAACTAATTTTAATAAAGTTATGGTCTTTTGGGATAGTGATACAAACTCATCACAAAGAAAATTAATATATCCAAAATATAAGATGAATCGTAAATCTTCTCCTAATGATGAGGAGAAGACTGATTCATTTAACAAACAAAAAACAAGGGTTAAACAATATCTTGAAGAGATGTTTATAAGACAATTAGAGGTTGAAAATTCGGAAGCGGATGATCTTATTGCCTACTATTGTCAAATCTCTTTAGATGAAGAGAAAACAATATTCTCAAGCGATAAAGACTTAACTCAATTAATTTCAGAAAAGGTATTAATCTATTCACCAAACTTAAAGTCGTATTATAGATTTGGGGACAACATTAAATTTAAAGATTGTTCTATTCCCCATTATAATGTTATGACATTTAAGCTCCTTGCTGGTGATACTTCGGATAATATTGACGGAATAAGTTTAATGGGTGAGAAAACTTTAATTAAGTTTTTCCCTGAAATACTTGATTCAGAGATATCTTTAACTGATATTTTAACAAAGGGTGAGTTATTGTTAAAAGAACAACAAAAAAATGTTGTTTTAGGAAATCTACTCAGTGGAAAAACCAAAGAAGGTATTATGGGTGATGATTTTTTTAAAATCAATAAAAAACTCGTAGATTTGTCAGAACCTTTAATTGATGAAGAGGGTAAAGAAATGGTTAGGGAATATTATTCCGAATCGATGGATCCCGATGGGAGAGGACATAGAAACCTAATTAGAATGATGATGGATGACGGATTCTTCAAATACCTACCAAAAGGTGATGACTCTTGGGTTAATTTTTTAAAACCATTTTTAAAATTATCAAGAAAAGAAAAAACAAAATTTAGAAACAAAAAGTAAAAACAAAAAAAAAGATGAGAGATCAAGATGTAACAAAAGTTGAATTCCTATTAATGTGTAATGATAACATTGTAGTACAACGTTTTTTTAACGTTAAAGGATTTAACAAAAACGCCCACAAATCTGAGGATTTTTATGACCATATGAGTATGGTATGTCGTAAATTAGAATATGATTTGAAAATGCGATCAGTGGTCTATATGTTAGACAACAAATATGAAATTTCTGAGAACCCAGAAATTTTAAATACGTCAATTACTGACGGTGATGAAAATTTTAACCTATATATTAAGGTTGGAGACATGACAATTTGTCAGAGAAGGTTTGATGCTAAAGTCTATCCACCAAAGGTAAGATATACCGTAGACCTACGCCCAAAGCTAAAAGGTATACTAAACGACCTGACTGACATTTTTTCAGGCAAAAATTTTAATTATTTTTACCCTGAATTTATCCAAAACTAATAGTATTTATCTTTACTAACAGAAGGAAAATTATGGCGACAAACAAAAATTTTGAGTATCTAGGAAACACATTCCAATTACAATTACTTAATCAAATTATTTTAGATAAAGATTTTTCACATTCAATTATTGATGTGATTGAAAACAATTATTTTGAAAATAAATACTTTAAAATAATTACCCAAATGATCAGAGAGTATTATACAAAATATGATCACACACCATCATTTGAGACACTAGAACAGATTACTAAATCTGAATTACAACAAGAGATTGCATCCAAGATAGTATTGGATACAATTAAGAAAATTAAGGACGCACCTATTGATGGTGTAGCTTTTGTACAGGAAAAGGCGTTAAAATTCTGTAAACAACAGGAACTTCAAAAGGTTATGACCAAAGCTCAAAAAATCATTGATGGTGGTGAATTTGAGAACTATGATGCCCTTGAGGAAATGGTTAGAGGAGCTTTACAAGTAGGAGCTAAAGACACAAGTTCAATGGATGTCTTCTCCAATATTGATCAAGTCCTTGATGAAGACTACAGACACCCAATTCCAATGGGAATACCTGGTATTGATAGACTACTTAAAGGTGGTTTGGCTAAAGGTGAGATTGGGGTTATATTGGCACCAACGGGTGTGGGTAAATCTACAATCTTAACTAAAATCGCTAACCACGCATTTAACTTAGGAAACAACGTACTTCAGATCTTTTTTGAAGATAACCCAAAGGTGATTCAAAGAAAACATTATACACTTTGGACTAAGGTTCACCCTGATGAATTGTCAGAAAAAAGAGACGAAGTTATCAAAAAGGTTAAAGATATTGAGGAATCTATGCCAAATAAGTTAATTATGAATAAGTTACCATCTGATACGGTAACTATGTCACAAATTAAGAATCAGATTAGAAAGATGGTGGCAGATGGTAATAAGATTGATATGGTATTACTTGATTACATTGACTGTGTTGTTCCTGATAAGAATTTAGGGGATGAATGGAAGAGTGAAGGATCTGTAATGAGAGCATTTGAAGCTATGTGTCACGAAATGGATTTAGTTGGATGGACCGCAACACAAGGTAATAGAAGTTCTATTTCTTCTGAGGTTGTAACAACTGATCAAATGGGTGGATCAATTAAAAAGGCACAAGTTGGTCACGTTATTATTACGGTTGCAAAAACACTTCAACAGAAAGAAATGAAATTAGCAACAATAGCAATTACAAAATCAAGGGTTGGTGATGACGGAGTTGTATTTGAGAATTGTAAATTTGATAATGCGATGTTAGACATTGACACCGATAGTTCTATGACTTTCTTAGGGTTGGAAGAACAAAAAGAAGAAAAACAACGAATGAGAGTTAAAGAGTTGTTAGAAAAAAGACAACAAAGACAAAAAGACGAAACAAAAACTAATTAATTTTAATAAAAAAAATGGAAAAAATATTAAAGGAAAACCCTAACAGGTTTGTTATCTTCCCTATAGAACACAATGACATATGGGAATACTACAAAATGCATCAGGCGGCGTTTTGGACGGCAGAAGAAGTAGATTTAACGAATGATATTCGTGATTGGGAAAAATTAACAGATAATGAAAAATTCTTTGTAAAGAATGTATTATCATTTTTTGCAGCTTCTGATGGGATTGTAAATGAAAATTTGGCGGAGAACTTTTATCGTGAAGTACAATATCCTGAGGCTAAGTTTTTCTACGGATTTCAGTTGGCGATGGAGAATATTCACTCATTAATGTATTCGTTATTGATTGATACATACATTAGTAATCCAAAAGAAAAAGATGAGTGTTTTAATGCAATTGAGAACCTACCAGCGGTTAAGAAAAAAGCTACATGGGCTCTTGATTGGATTGATAATGGATCTTTCCAAGAAAGATTGGTGGCATTTGCTGCGGTTGAGGGTATATTCTTTTCAGGATCATTCTGTTCAATATTTTGGATGAAATCAAGAGGAATAATGCAAGGGTTATGTAATGCAAATACACTTATCTTTAAAGATGAAAACTTACATTGTGATTTTGCAATTCACTTATTGAACAACCATTGTGAGGAAAAACCATCTGAAAAAAGAATTAAAGAGATTTTGTTATCGGCTTTAGAAATTGAAAAAGAATTCATTACCGAGTC